TGAAGGGGAAGGGTCAACAACCACAGGAGAAACAACCCAACAGCCCACACAAAGTCCAGAACCATCTCCTAGTCCTTCCACAACGTCTTCGAGCGAAGCGACTCCAACTCCGACTCCAACTCCAGAACCCTCGCCTGCAACTTCGGACCCTCAAACTTCCAGTACGACATATTCCACTGAGGCGCCTCCATCCCAGACGAGTGGGACTGCGTCAACTTCTGGTTCATCCGAGCCAAGTCCGACTCCTGCGCCTTCACCTTCGCCTGAGCCCAGCGCAACTCCTCTTCCAACATCAGAACCCGCTCCATCTTCTGAACCGAGTCCAACTCCAACACCGACTCCAGAGACTTCACCTTCCGTAACAACGGCTCCTTCGTCTGAACCCAGCCCACAACCCAGCCCGCAAGAAACGACAACAACGGTAGCCACAACTCCAGAAACATCAACGGTTACCTCCGTTCAAAATAAAATTGAGAGCGCAACTGTAACATTAAACACGGCTGTTCAAGCCGCTAGTTCAGAACAACAATCTGCTGCCGCTACTCCGGTTGCAGAAGCTCAGACAGCTATTGCAGCCGCCGAATCTGCCACCGTAATAGCTGTAGCAGCGCAAACTGCCGTTGATTCTCAAACTGTTGTGGTGTCTACGGCAGCAAGTAACGTGTCTACTGCTCAAGAGCAATTGGCTACTCTTCAGGGTGCCCCAGAAAACACAAAAGTTTTTACAACAGATGGGTATGTAGCTCCGGTAGCTCCTGAAAGCCCTACGGTAACTACTACTACTCTTCCTATTATGTATGATGCTGCAACTAAGATTCAAACACCATTTGACATTAAAATGGGTGATACCGTCTATAACGGTCAAGGAACAGCTAGCCAGATCTATGTAACTTCTAAAGCAACTATTACCTTTGGTACTGGCGACTTTAACTGGTGGGATTTTCCTAATGGTCCAAGCATCTCAGTGTTTGCAAGTGACTACCAGAATGCTGGTCCTGGGGCATCGACTGTAGTCACTACTACAGAAACTACTCTGGAAGTTGATTGGACCCTCCATAAGTTTGCAGATCCAAATGGACCGTTAACAAATGTTAATTGGAAGATGACGGTAAACCCTGAAACTGGGGAATGGACAGGAATCGGTAAGATTTCTGGAAACACTACTGGCTTGTGGAATGGGCCTAGAACAGGAGTAAGAGAAGCTGTAGGAGAACCAGTTAAACCAATGACTGCCGTAACTTCTGAGACCATTGCTGCAGCTGAAATTGTTGTAACAACAGCTCAAACTACTTTATCAACTGAGCAAACAACCCTAACTACACTAACTGAAACAGCTACTGCAACTATTGCTGCTGCGGATCAGTTGGCAACTGTTGCTGTTGAGAAGGTTGCGACTGCAGTAACTGCGCTCTCAGCACCTGTAACTTCGCCAGAGACTCAACAGCCGTCTGTGTCGCCAAGCGAACCGACTCCTGAACCTGCTCCCTCTCCAACTCCTCCTGCTCAAGAATCTTCTCAATCAACAAATCCTCAGAGCCCTCAGCCATCCACTCCTCAACAATCTGACGCGCCTTCGCAATCTCAAGATTCCACAACAACTCAAACTGATGCTGGTCCATCTACTTCTCCTTCTGACACTGGCAATTCTGGCACTGACACGGCTCCAGAACCTCAACCCGAGACTCAACCTCAACCAACTTCTCCTGAGCCTCAGCCTGAGCCAACCTCTCCATCAGAACCTGAGTCTGAGGATCTTCCAGTAACTCCTGAATCGCCGTCTGAACCTCAGGACGAACCTGTAGAACCAGAGCCAACTCCTCAAGAGCCTGAACAAGAACCTTCTGAAGAGGAAACACAAAATCCGGAAGAGGTTGATCCGGTTGATACTCCAGATGACAATCCTTCAGACACTCCAGACGATTCAGAGAATCCTCAAGAAGATTCTGAAGCTTCCAATGATCAGTCCACAGAAACGGATTCATCTACTGAGTCGCCCACAGAAGAACAATCAGAGCCCACAGAATCCCCAACAGATACGGAAGATACTTCATCGGAATCCGAAGAAACTTCGGAGCCTCCATTGGAAGATGGCGCAGCTGAGGAAGAAGAATCACAACAGCAGTCACAAGAGCAAGAGCAAGAAAATCAGTCCACAGAATCATCCTCTAATACTACACCTTCTGTAGAAGAAGCTGTCACAGAGGCGCTAGCAGATGGAAAACTAACGGAAGCTGAGAAAGAGGTTGTTGCTGAAGCTTTAATTGAGGCTGCTAATGGCGGTCCAGTATCTGCTGAAGCCATAAAAGAAGCAGGTATTGAATATAAAGATCTTCCTGCCGAGACTCCAGTTGAGGTTAGGAAGGATGAAAACGGTAACGAAGTTATAATTACAGCAGACGTTGCTGCGGCTCTCGTTTTATTAGAGAACCCATCTGAATTAGTTGGCGCAATATTTAGCGACCCCGGGGAAGCACTACAAGCACTTGGAAGTATCGGTGCTGATATGTCCCCTGAAGAAAGAGAAGAAGCAGAAAAAATGGTAGTTGCTGCCGTCATTGCAGGCAATGCTGCAATCAATGCTGTAGCAGTTGCTGGCGCTGCTGGAGGAACCACCACCGGTGGTAGCTCTAGTGGTGGAGGAAGTTCTGGAGGCGGAGGAGCCTCTGGAGAATCAAAAGGATATAGGAGACGCAAACCTTGAAGCTACTTAGAGACATGATAGATCAGCTTTGGACACTATTAGGCATGTTTATTGCCTGGGTTGTCCTAGACGGTAGTGCTAAGACTGTTGTAGGCTACGCAATAGTAGGCACCTTGCTGGCGTGGGCAATCACATACCCCTTGAGGAACCCAAAGGATGAAGAATAAGAGTAAGCTATTCCTTGCAGGAATGTCCCTGGTCTTTTTAACAGGCTGCGGATATGATGGACATTTTAGATATCCGTGTCAAGATCCAGCAAACTGGGAAGCAGCAGAATGCAAGCCACCAATTTGCACAGCTAGTGGAACTTGTCCAGAAGACTTAGGCAAACCAGAACAAGAAGGAACACAAAATGGCTAAAGAAAGACTTACCCCCCAAGAACTAGATGCTCGCCTTAAGTTTATTTTAGGCATAACACTAGGCTCTATTTTATTTTTTACCGCTATAGGTATTCTCTATGGCCTTTTATTTGTTACTCAACCTATTGGGGCTCAGTCTGAAAATGACAAGATGTTCTTTAACGTTCTTGGAAGCGTAGCAACATTTATCACCGGAACCCTTGCTGGCCTTCTTATCGGTCAATCAGGCGCTAAAGATATTATGGCAGCACAGCTTGCTAATAAAGAGATGGATGCTAAGAACACTCAAGCCGACAAGAAGCTTGAAGCGGAGATTGATGATGCTAAAGCCCGTAGATTGGCAAAACCAGACGGCGCTATGCCAGAACCACAACCAGTAGATGAGGAATGGGATAAAGACTAATGGCTGAAATGGGAACAGCAGCAAAGCTCATTGAAGTAGCTACTGCGGAGATTGGAACCGTAGAAGGTCCTAAAGATAACGAAACTAAGTATGGTGCTTTTACCAAGGCTAACTTTCAGCCATGGTGTGGCTCATTCGTTATGTGGTGCGCTGATCAAGCTGGAGTAAAAGTACCTAATACTGTTTACACTCCAGGTGGAGCACAAGCATTTAAGAAGAAGAACTCTTGGATTGATGGAGACCTAGCTGATCCAGAACCAGGCGATATTGCGTATTTTGATTTCCCATCCGATGGAGTAGACCGTATTTCGCACGTCGGCATTGTTGTTAAGGACAATGAAGACGGCACCGTATGGTGCATAGAAGGAAATACCTCTGGAGATTCCAAAGGTAGTCAACGTAACGGAGGAGAGGTCTGCAAAAAACTACGTGCATACAAGAAAAATAAAAAGAATGTACAAATCTCTATCGTTGGATTTGGTCGCCCAAAGTTTAAAGGGGCAGCTAAATCATCTCCGTCTCCAGCTGCTGAAACTCAGGAGACATGCCATTGTTGTGGTAAACCTAAATAATTAGGATGTGATCCTTATCTAGGACGGGGAGCCGAAAGGCTCCCCGTTCTTATTTATAAGACTACTAGCTCCCTGCGTGGATCTATACCATCCCCTACGACTAAAGAAACAAGACCTGGGGCGCTTTCAAGACCGGACTTATTTCTAAACCAAGCGGAGCCATTATCCATTGCAGGGTTCTGTATAAATAACCTAGGGCCTACGCTTTGAACATGGTAGTGATGAAAGTGACCAACATTTAGAATGTCAGCTTGAGCGACGGAGCAACGTCCCATAGCTTGTCCCATCCACCACTTAATAAGATCCCTAGCTTGATGGCCATGAGCCATGCCATATAGGGTTCCACTTAAATCTACTGCAATAGTTGAATCGTCTGCAGCAGGATACCTAAACTCAACTCGATCACGAAGGAAATCATTTTCTTTACAGATATCTTCTACTGAAGCAACAATATCAATCTGCCAAGAATCTTCCGGCCTACCTACAAGAAACCTTTGTACCTCATCATGATTACCAGGAACTACAGGAATAATAATTTTAGATGTTAGTTGAGACATGGCTTTAATCTGTGAAATAAGCATGCGTCGTCCTACACGAACTTGTTCTGATACTCCTATATCATGACGTCCCATGACTTTACCTTTTTGGCTAGTCATGCCTTCGATGCAATCGCCTAACTGTGGTAATGCGATCTGACCAATAGAATATTTTTTAGTTAGTTCTTGATGGCGTTCTACTGATGCATCAAAACCTTTTAACACTCTATCAATAATAGCTGGGGTATCGTCTTTACCGTATTGTGTGTCGCCAATGCTATATACGGCTGTTAAATCTCCAGTTGTATCTACAGACTTGTTTGGTGTCCACTTGCTTATACCCTCCAACAACTGCTCTAAGTCATAATCTTTTTTAACCGAATCAGTAACTGGAACTACGTTAACTCTAAACGACTCTAACCAATCACCGTTGTATGTTTGCCAACGAGATCTACGATGGGATACGACTGCCCACTCTTCTGGGTTTAGATTTGCTTCACGCAGAATATCTTCTGCACCTGGCGTATTACCATCTGGTCTAGGTGTTGAAACAACAAATCCACCATCAGTGCCAATCTCTGATCTAGGACGCCAAGCATCCGGAATACTTTTATTTAACTTATCTGATCCTTGATTACCGGCTTGAATTATTGCATCGTAATCATCTGCTAAGGACATCCGCATGCTCCATTTCTATGGGTGAGCAGGGATGACAAACCAAATGTTGCTCCTGCTTTTTGGTATAAACGAAAAAGACTTCTCGTTGAGAAGTCTGCGTCATTAATCGAAGTATCAAATGCAGCTCTATCATTTTCTGCAAGAGAAGCTGCCCATTGTCCTACAACACAATAGTTGAGGATCTTGTTATTTTCTTTAGCCTCTTCGTAGAGGTTTTGTAACATGTGTTTGCTCCGTATGTTGGTCCGTATTGCCTAGCCCCAATTCTGAGGCTAGGCATATACTACACGAAATTAGTACGAAGCGGAAGTTCCGCCGTCAAAGTTAATTCGAGTACGCTTTGTAGCTGTACGAATAATGACGCCGTTACGTTGGGTCTCACCTGAAGCTGGGTCTACCTGCTTTGTATATCTAGCGGTAGTAGGTGAATAAGCTGCGCCATTTCGCTCAGCTGCTGAAGGCAACGCGTTCTTACGATTTGCTTTAGTACCGTAAGCGCTTGGGTCTCCAGACTGTGCACCCTGCTTCTTAACTAACTTACCAGCTTTTGGTGTAGCCGTAGAAAACTTAGTGCCTTCACGTCCCATAGGGGTGCGGCCTTGCTTTGCCATTCCGGCTAAAGCTTCTGATGTTGCATCTGCCATTTTAATCCTAACCCTTGTTAGATCTCTTAATGATAAGAATACCCTAAGAGACTTGTATAGTAAAGACTATCGCAGAGATTTGTCCATCTCTTGAATCTACCGTAGTAAATCCAGGTCTGCAAGTAAGATCAAGCCCTCTTGGGGCAACATATCCACGAGCTATTGCAATAGCTTTGACAGCCTGGTTGACAGCGGATGCGCCTACGGCTCTTAATTTAACTTGAGGAGCCTCATAGAGAGCGTGGGCGATAGCCGAACCAACCGACTGTGCATTAGATCCAGCGCTTACACGCAGGAATTTATCTTCAGTTTCTTCTGCCACGTTTAGTAGTCCTTCGGTTTCGAATAGTGGAAGCCCTCCGAAGGTAAACGGTACGATATTTATGGGGTTAAGTCAGCGTATCCTGCCGCCTTTAATAGCTTAATTAGGTCGTCTAACCTAAGAACTGCTGGCCAGTCTCCCACGGTAGCTGGTCCCTGGCCATTCAGTCGGAGGACGGCTACAGGCAACAGGTCGTCCGCACTTCTTTCCTTTAGCTGCTTTATAGCTGCACTTGGATTAAAATCTTTGCGAGCTTTTACTTCCCAATCTATGCCGATAGTTCCTGTAACGTCAGTACCTGATCTACCCGCACCAGTAGACTTTGCATAAGGCCAGCCTTCAGACACTAACTTGTTGGCAAGAATGTCCTGGGATTTGTACCCGCGATGCTTTCTAGATTGCGATGGCATCGTTCATCCTAATTTTAATTAGGAGTTCTAAGTCTTCTAAAGTTCCCCCATTGACAATGGTATGGTCTGGAGTAAATCCGTCCAACTCAGTCTCTGATATGTGAGAATTTACTGCTTCTACTCCAGGGCGTACAACTCTCCAGAGCTGCCCCTCAAACCGCTCAATATAATTTGCTTCGTTGGTAAAACGAACATCAGTAACAACGATTCTTTCTGATGGGTGCATGTCAGATAAGGCGGCTTGAATCCAAAAGTCTTCATTAAAAACTTTACGGGCAGATACTCCCAAGTCTTGTAATAAACGCCTTACTTGATTCTCCTGCTTAGCTTTATCCCAACCAACAAGATCTACTAAGTCTTTTAGATAACCTGTTGGGCTGCAAGCAACCAGGGGATTTACGTCGTACAAAAACTCTCTGATCTTATCTGCAAAAGCGACACGTCTATATCCATACTTCTCTACAAGAATGTTTGCTACAGTATCTTTACCCGACTGAGCATAACCTGTTAGTCCAATTAACTTATAGGATCTTCTAATACCAAGCTCTTCATCAGTAAATAAAGCCATTTGTTCCCAAGTCATGTGTCCTCCTAAGGTAATAGCCAGGTACTTCTACCTGCAGCTTTGTTTATATTAACTCTACGAGTAATCTCTCTATTGATTAGAGCAATATCTTTTGATAAGCGGTCAGAGATAATCTTTATAAGGCCGCAATAATTTGATAGTTCTTGCAAAGCATCCGCTTTGTTTCGGTACTCCTCATCCAACTCAATCTCTGCGTCAATCATGGCCACTGCCTTGCCAGAACCCTTGAGGGATAATTTTTTTTCAGCCCTAACTATGCTAAGAACTTTTTCGCCTTCTGCTTTATCTACTTCTGCACACCAAAGCTGTAGGTTTATAAACTCTAAATAAGCAACATACTTTGTGTATAAATCCATAACTTCTTCTTCCATCATACCTGTGATGTCTGATGGTAATGCTGGAGCGTCATAACCAAAACGTTCGTTAACTAATAAGCCTTGATTCTTTAACGCCTGAATAGTTCTACTACTGGCCTCAGCTACCTTTAATTCAATAGGGCTCATGCTTCTCCTCCTCTAAAAGGTGCACATCTCTTACACCCAACTACTGGGTTAATACTACACACTGGTGGTCGGTTGTTGTCAACTGCCCAGGAAACATCCATAGCCTTATCAAAAATATCTTTGGTGTACTCGGGGTTATATTGAACTGTAAATTCTTTATAGTCTTGACTTGATTTAAGTTCATAGATAAATACAATCTCTGTTGGCGCAGAATCTAAAAGACCTTCTGCAACCATTAAATGACATAAATGTAGGTATACCTGCCCCTGCAACTGGTGGCTTCTAAATGGAGACTTGATATTCTTCCAGGCTTTTTCTACATCTCCGTCGGCCTCTGCTAGTAAATACGGGGCTTCAAAACGAAGAGTCCCAGGACCTATTGATTTAATCTCAATAAGAAAATCGGGCCCTAATCCCTTAACCCAACCATCTGCTTTTCCAGAAATCTTATGCTTAGCGCTGTGTAGAGGAACTTCTGCATAGTCAACACTTGGGTGAATATCTTTTGATAAAGCCCAACTTGTTCCAGTTTTATCTTTCCACGTACCGTACAAGTTTCCCATTTCGGCAATCCATGTTTGCCATTTAGTGTGAATGTAGTTACCTTCAGCAAAAATAGATGCCTGTCTAAGAGTTAACTTATCCCGCACTTCTACATAATTTCCACGTAGTGCGTGATAAGCAGCTAAGGCACACCACTCTATCTTTACTAGATCAGATGGGTGAAGTACGTCATGATTACGTTCATCAAAAGGCTTTGCAAGTATGTGGCGCTCTAAAGCACCTACAAGCTTTGTTTCTCGCTTCTTTGTATTAAGGAAGCTTTTTAGCTCCTTGTTTTGTATCGCCTTTTTTACCACGTTTGTCCTCCGAATCAAGCCACTGGTCTAAGCTTAAACCCTTGGCGGTATACCGACGCTTAGCTGCATTTCTTTCTCTATGAGACATGCCGCCAAAAATTCCATGTAGTTCATCATTAATGATAGCTTCCTTTAAACATTCTCTACGTACAGGGCACGGAGGTCTCCCATCTTTGCCCCAGCAAATAGCCTTAGCTTTGTCTGCTATCTCTTTATATAAAGTTTTGTCTCGTGGCGGAAAAAATATTTCCGTATCTTCTCCTCGGCACTTAGCCTCATATCTCCACGCCCAAGACACTCTGTCCTGGTATTCGTCCATCAGTCTCCCACTATTAAGTTGTGCAGCTCAAAAAAATCCTCCTCTAATAGGACTACATAATTCTCACCGTCTAGGTGTAATCCTAGCACTGGTTTACGACTATCCAGGATCGCCTCTTTGGTGATCTTCTTGAGCACTTCAGACTTAATGGTGACCTGTTTTTTTCCAGTCCACTTATGCTCTATGAGGAGGCTGTCGTTTCTTACATCCCCTTTACGAGACCAAAACGCCCCCGAAGCAGCACTGCGTTGCCCGCCTATTTTTTTGGCTAGCCTCTTCTCGTGCTTTAGGGACTCTTTTTTACCCCTACTCTCCATCGAGCATCAAGATTGGCTTGGTCTTAAGAGTATCCATAACAGCCCGGCTAATCTCCTGCTGTAGGTCAACTTCTTCTCGCAGAGAGTCTAGGAGGGCTTGGGTACCCTGCCACTTACGCTCTCCGTAATACATCCAACCTCCACGGCGGTCTACGATCCCATTTAGAATCGATAAAGCAACAATCTCTTTAGCAGAATCATAATGACCTGCATCGATTGCCCCACCGTCCGAAAAATAAAAGTCTAGGTACGCCGTTTGTTGCGGTGGAAAGGTTTTGTTTTTGATGGTCCGAACGCGAATAGTTTGTCCAACACGTCGCTTATCTTGTCCAGTACCGACTTCGAGCCACTCGTCTCGTTTGACTTCACAACGAATCGAGTATGCGTAGTCTTTGCCGAGTCCTCCCGGCGTTGTACGCGGGTCACCGTGCATCACTCCGATCTTCATTCTATATTGGTTGATCATAATTCCTAAGATTGGGCGTTCGTCTTCGACGAGATCGCGCTTTGTAGCAGCTGCAACCTTACGGAAGAACTTATTTGTAAGCATAGCTCCGCGTCCGACCGTAAACTCCTCCATAGTTTTCTCATCCTCAGCCGAGGGTACAAGAGCAGGTAAAGAGTCGATGACAACCATGTCAACAGACTTAGACTCACAAAACTGAATAACAGCGTCAAATGCATCCTCCATACTATTTGTTTCTACAATCAGTACCCTAGAGGTATCGACTCCGCACATCTGTGCGTATTCTGCGTCAAAGTTTTCAGCAGCTACCCATACAGCAGTAAAGTCTGCATTTGCTTTTTGATTAGCTGCAATAGTTTTCAGCGCAATAGCTGTCTTGCCGTGAGATGCCTCACCAACTACTTCAACCCAATGATTCATAGGCCAGCCCCCACCTAGAACTACGTCAAGTGTAAGAGAACCGGTAGTAATTCTTTTAGGTAATCTCATTTCTGAGGCAGTAACTACGGTGTTGTTTCCTAGTTTTTTGTTAATAGATGCCGCAATTTTTAGTGCATCTGAATTAATTGTCATGGTCATTACCCGATCCTATCTACGATTACAGTGGGGTTGAATCCGCTTCCTTGTGCTGGTTGTTTTGCTGGAGTTACTGGACCTTCGGACCCGGTACCACCAACACCGCTACCAGCTTGAACTAATGGGTAGCCGCAATCATAGCAGCGTTTACGTTGAGTGCCTTGAGGCGCCATGTAATTTCCTGATGTACAGTTTGGACAACGTTCAGTATCTCTTGCGCTAGCAGCTCTAGTAACTAGCTGATCTTGGTTTGGATCGTAAGAAACTTGAACGTTAGGTTGCTGGGTAGTGGGGCGGTATACATTGCCCGGCAATGGACTTGTTGGAGGTGTAGTAGGTACGGCGTTTGGATTACCTAATTTTTTGTTCCACCAATTTGCATTACTCATAGTCTTCCTCATCTACTAATAGCTTTGAGTCAATTAATCCTAATGAAAATAGAGTTGATACGCAAGAGACCGCAGCCGATAGAGATACCAGTCTAAATAATTCGTGAAGTTGGGCTGCATCCTTTTCGCTCAAAGCGTCAGGATCTCCTGAGGAATCATCCAACATATACGCTGCAGTAGTTATCTTTGCACATAAATCTGCATGAGAATCAATTAGGGGCAGTAGTGCTCCCATCCTAGAAAGTCTAGCTTGACTATCTTGTTCTTCCATTTCTGAGACTTCGTCGGAGATGGGAGGTAGGCCCATTGCATCAGCTATACCTTCAGGAGGAGTAAGCATAGTGTCGTAAATAACTTGTCGCATAAGCACTGGAAGAGGAACCTGCGTTACTGTAATCCTTTTCTTCTTACGTCTAAATAGCCTCACTTTGCCTCTCCCCATCTATTTACTACCTTTACATCTGCTAACAAAGGTATGTTCAATGCTTTGATGCCTTCCATAGCTTGACGAATTGCTTCAGCTGTTTGCTCAGCAACATCTGCTGGCGTTACTGTAACTAACTCATCGTGTACCGTAAGAATAAGGCCTGCCCCTTCCGGGATCATTTTGTTAGCCCTAATCATAGCAAGTTTAATTAGGTCAGCTGCCGACCCCTGTATAACCGTGTTAAAAGCTTGACGTTCAGCACGAGAACGCTTCCAAATTTCTGAGGATCTAAGATCAGGCAAATACCTGCGCCTCTTTAAAAGAGTGCTGGCGTAAGGTATGGGAGACTGACGCTTGCTTTCAGCTATAACTAGTCGTTTATACCTAGAAACAGAGGGAAACTTTCTGGAAAACTCATCAAGTAATTCTTTTGCTTCCGATAAAGAACACCCAATCGATGTAGAGATTTTATCTGGGCCAACACCGTAAGCTAGGGATAAGACAAGAACCTTTCCAGCTTTTCTATCTACACCCATAGTATCTCCGATAGTGGTATAGATATCCTCCCCGTTAAGATATGCCTCGCACATAATACGGTCCCCACTAAAGGATGCAATAACTCTAGGCTCAATCTGACTATAGTCAGCAACAACTAGCTGATGACCTTCTGGCGCTACAAACAGATTTCTAATAGCTTTTCCATTGGCGGTGTGTGGTGCTGGCACATTTTGTAGGTTTGGATTTCTACTAGAAAATCGACCTGTCTCTGCCCCATACTGAACAAAGTCTGTATGAATTCGGCCTTTATTAAGCAAAGCCTTCTTAGCAACAATCTTTGATTTGCCGCCTAAAGTTCTAGTTATATCCCCACCAAGGTAGGGAATCACATAGGTAGTCAACAACTTATTTAAATCAGAGTACTGAATAAGGCTATCTACTAACTCATCCTTACCAGCAAAAGCCTGTAGAGCCGGCTCAGCAACTGAGTAGTCGGCAACTGTTGGTGTAAGACCCTGATCGATTCTCTTCTGTCCTGCCGGAGTTAATACCTTTGGCTTTAGTCCTCGTCCCCCAACTGTTTTGGGAGAATACAAAAGCTTTTGTTTTTCTGGAACACTGTTGATATTAAAAGCTTTGCCGGCATTTTTATATATATCTGCCTTAGTTTGTTCTAGCTGCTCTTCTAAGTTAATCTTAAGAGAAGAAAGCTCACTAACATCGATGTCTGCTCCCCGCAGCTCCATGTTGCAAATAACCTCTAGTACGTCCATCTCTAAAGCAAAAATACCTTGTAATCCATCAATTTTTAAACGATCTGAGTAGTTTAAGTAAAGCTTCCAGGTCCACTCGGCATCCAAGGCTGAGTATTTAGCAACCTCATCAAAGCTGTGAGACTCTACGTGAGCTCCGACTCCCTTAACCATATTGTATTTAAACTCACGCTCAAGGCAATCGTCAAGACCTAAACTGTTGCGAACTTGGTTATCTAATATAAACGCTGCATTAAGGGTACAAGCGTAAGGCTGTGCAGGTAACTGCCCCAAATACTTTGTAATGCTTTGTAGATCAAACTTTAAGTTATGACCGACTTTAATCTTGTCACTTAAAAATAATGGTTTCAATGCTGAAAAGACTTCAGCTGGAGTTAATTGCTTGGGTGGCTCACTAAAGATGCGCTTAGCCTTACGTTCATCTTTACTGTAATCGATAGGACGAAGCTCTAGTCCTTTAAGCACTCGTGCGTGTGCGGAAGGCAGTAGTGGATATTCAACACGCAAAAAATCTCCGTTGGGATGTCCCATAGGTATGACATCTACTCTGTCATGTGTTGCTAAAGATATCCATACAACAACGTTTTGTCGTGGATCTCCTCTGTGATCGCCCATGCTCTCGACGTCAAATGCAAAAGCATCTACTTGTTCATAGGCTGAAACTAATTCTTGTAACTGTTTAGTGGTCGTAATAATATTCATGGGTCTCCTGTTTAAGTGTTAGGAGCCGGGGAAGAGAAAGGAGGTTAAACAAAACCCGGCTCCTAACAACGATGATTGGTTATGCCTGTCCAGCTAGTTCTCGAGCTACCTCTTCCAACTCGGACTTACTCGGGATGTAGAGGGCATCCGGGCCAAGTGGCTTGAGGGGTTTAATTAGCTCTGCAGCTGCGACAGGGTCGATGTCCCAGTCATCAGCAAGATCGCGCTCTTTAACAGGAGTAATAGAGTACGCGGTCTTGGTTCCAGTACCAGACTTGCTCACTGCCCAGTAAAGATCTGAGCGGTCAAGTGGTCCAGTCTTTTTATCCATGTGCAACTTCTCAAGTTGTCCACATAGACGAACGCCAACAATCATCAACTGAAGTTGTGGTTCTTCTTCAGATAGATTTAGAACAGTAAAAGCAAACTTCTGTGAAGGTACGCTTCCTACTGCGATTAATGGATCTCCTTCTCCAATACTAATGAATGATTTTTTTCCTTGACGATTTACCCAATGCTGCATAAAAGTCATTGGCTCTCCAGAAATAAATTTGATTAGCTTAACGTCTTCTTCAAATCTAAAATCAGTAGCGTACTTCTGATTAGATTTAGCTACTGCTTTCTTTGCAGCAGCCCAACCACTTTGGATTGAAGAAGAGCGATTAGTTGTATCGTTTTCATCTTCTTGGGTAAAAATTTCCTCCAGCTCAGATGCTGAAGGTGTGTGAGGTTGTGCGTCAACATAACTGTCTAAGTTAGGTGTTTCTGTCTTTTCAATTCGAATACCCATTCTGGGGTACTCCTTTCATAGGATCATAGGATCATTGGTCATAGGTCAAATTCAAGAAACGGCTGTTTCTTGAGAGTGAATCTTACTCCATTTTTCCATCAACTCAATTGATAGATCTGGATATCGATTCCAATCAACCCGAGGGGCTCCTAAGAGCTCTCTAGATTGAAAGCTTTCAATGGTGGTTTCAATAATTGCTCTGCTGTACATCCGCCATCCTGGCTTCTTTACACCATCTACAATCACTGACTTAAGTCTATAGGGTGCACGAGGTATGTACCCCTTACGTTCCCACAACCTAAGCGTAACCAGCGGTCTGTTTAGCGCCAGGGACAGAGCCCCGGCACTGAACAATTCTATACTCTTTCCGTTAGGAAGAGTCTTCAGTTGGGGCTCTGAATCCCAGGCAGTAGACAGCTGTTTTACAGGTTTAGCGTTAGGGTTTGGTTCCCGACGCTTACGTTTTGATCCCGGATAGTAATCGTCCAGGTCACTAAACAGTTTGTCTACTTCGTCGCTCATGATTTACTTGTAATAAACGCCCACGTAATTTTCTTTGGAAACATAGCGTCCACATCTTCCTCTGTGAGTTTTCCCTCATAGAGTGCAGCCATAACCTCATCCTCAGCAACTGTTGGGATAGGCTTGATACAGCGATCTGCTAATCCTTTTTGAGTAAGAATTAGAATTGCTGCATCCATATCAAGACTTTGTGAAACTCTGCGTTCCCGCTTAAGAGATACAACGCCATCTACTTCTTCTGGAAGAGGAAGCCAAACGTGTCCCTTATCGTCTGTCTCACCTTGTTTGTCTACAAGATCTGAAAGCTCCGTTTTAAGTACGCTCTGCTCTTTAGTCAGATCATCAATCCGACGCTTTAGATTTACGTATTGTTTTACCGTTCCTAGTAAACCTTTGGGGGATACGTCACGTGATGGTTTTTCTACTGTTGCCATGTGCCCTCCTTGTTTGGCTATTTAATTTGGATAGATTTTGCTTTCTTATCCTCTGGCAATTCCTGTTCCAATGTAATACGAAGCATACCATCTTTAAGCTCAGCGCTTTTAATTTTGACATACTCTTGTAATACAAAGTCCTGTTCAAAATCTCTGGCTGCGATTCCGCGGTAAACCGCAGCTTCTGGCTCAGAGGTTTTTTCTCCAGACACCGTAAGAATATTCTCTTTTACGGTAAGTTGCAAATCTTCTTTTGTGAAGCCTGCCACAGCTAACTCTAGAGTGTAGGTTTCCCCCTGTTTATAAAGGTTATAGGGAGGATAGGTAGTGGTTTTTACCTCTTTACTGATCTCCTTTAAAGTTTCAAACAGGGGATCAAAGCCAATTGCCCAACGATTAATGTTGGGGAAAAGGGTTGAGAGGGTTGGTGGCATAGATGCCGGTAGTTTTGATCTTGGCGTTTCCCAATCTTTTGGGCGCCAGTCTTTTCCATTTGGGGTTGGGTACATAGTTCTCTCCTTAGACGAGACTAGTTAAAGACCCCCGTTCGGCGGGTCTAGGTGTGTAACAATTATAGCGTAAAGATTATTCCGCTATGTATTTTTTGAGGGCTTCGATAATAACCTGAGTTACGGTCGTTCCCTCAATAGCTGCTTTTTCTTTTACAGCAGCCCAAAGCTCATTAGAGACACGTATAGTACGCGTCGGAGTCTTAGGCGAATTAGGCATAGTAATATGTTACAGGGAAACATTTTGTAAGAACCCCCTAAGTGAACCCACAGTCAACTTAATTCCGCCCTGTGAATCTATACCCTCTCCATCTACAACAGCGCCAGCTACTGCTAATTTTTGATCTAGCATTGCATGCTGTCGTTCTTCTACCGACCCCTCCATTAGTAAATCCTGTATGACTATAGATCCCCATTCGCTGGATGCTCTTCGGATTCGTCCATTACGTTGAAGTGCGAGTCCGGCATTCCACGGAAGATCGTAGTTAATAAGAAGATTAGCTTGAGGTAGATCCACACCATAACCCCCAGCATCAGAGCTGACAAGGATCCTAACTTCAGGATCTGTTTGAAACTTAACTTTTGCTTCTTCTTTTTGTTTAGCATTCATTTCTCCTGTATACGGTGCACTAGCCCAATCCATTATAAACTCATCGCGTATTAAATTTACCATGTGCACATAGCTGGTAAAAATAACAACTTTGTTGCCTTCGTACTCTGATAAAAAGTTATTAACGTATTCTTTTAAAGCAGATAATTTTGGCGACTTAGTCACTGAATCTAGACGACCGCTGTTCTTTAGCTCTTCAGCATACGCAGAGGATTTGGCAGACTTTCTAAGTAGATCTGGGTGGTCGCAAAGCATTCTAAGTGCAGTAAGTTTAGACATAATTTTACCACGCATAGCGTCGGCACCATCAAAGTTTTCTCCCTGACCATAGTGTGCAAAAATATCAAATGATGCACCGTAGGAGTCTAAAGCCTCTTCTAAATCATTTAATAGTTCATAAACTATAGACTGATATAGCTTCTTACCGGCTGAATCAAAAGCTACAAGGATAGGTTCGGCATTAATAGTTTCTGGCAAGAAGGGGGCTACATCAGGATCGCTTTGACGTTTACGTACGCAAGCTTCCATAAGAGTTTTGTTAAGTACGGGAAGATTTCTGTATCTCTCTACGCCACCAAACCTATTTCTAACAATAAATGTTTGGTCAAATAAATCAAAACGACCTAGAACACTTTTGTCTACAAACTGCATTATGCTATACAGCTCTTCAGGCTTTCCATTTTCTACTGGGGTACCTGTAAGGGCAAACTTATAATCGCTACTTAATTTCTTTATGTATTTAGATCGTTTTGATCTAAAGCTTTTAATTGCGGTTGCTTCGTCACAGACAATGAATCCTGTAGGGAGTTGTCGTACATACTCCCAGTCGTTAACAACTTGCTCGTAGTTAAGAATGACGTAATCCACCAACGAATGACCCCAGTCGATGGCTTCCGCATACTGCTCTGCTCTTTGCTTTGGCGTTCCATCAATGACCAAAGGGTTTGAAGATCCATCGGTAAACTTCCTTATCTGTTCTGCCCATTGATATTTAAGGCTGGAAAGACAGATTATAATTCCTGGCTCACGTACGGAACCGCTATCCATTAGCTGTTCTAGCGCAGCAATTGTAAGGACTGTCTTTCCCAGCCCTAAGTCATAAGCAACCAGCATCTTTCCCCGCCGAGTCATAGCTTCAACGGCTTCTGGTTGAAACGGGAGTAACGTGCCTGTAAATGTCATGCGTATATGGCCTCTACCCCGAATACGAAATGTTTGGCATTATTAATGCCATTTTGAACTTCTTCTAAAGCCATATCCCCTATATCTTTCTTGCCGCTATCACCGTAAGCAAAAAAGGAACACTCCATTCCTAATGACCGTATTCTAGTAAACATATCGAGGGATGCTTTCTCACCAGCCGGATCTACTTTGGGATTATCAAATGCAAGGATTAACTTGTCCGCCTGTCGCATAAGATCGATCTGTTCTGAGCTTACAGAAGCTCCAAAAGTTGAAACACCAGATCCAATTCTCAATGAAGAGAGATATACGGCGTCTAAAGGAGACTCAACTACAATCATAGTTCCGCCCATCCAAACGTCAAGACCAAATAAAGTCTTTGATTTTTGTACGCCGGCAGGACGGTTTCTAAATAGCCTGGAGTTCTGACCCTTTTCTTGCCAACCCATAAGCTTGTTAGTTTTAGGGTCACGTATGGGGGTAATCCAGGACTCCTGTTTATCATTCCACAAAACACCAAAGTTATAGCAGGCAGTGGCTGTTAGTTTGCGGGCAGCCAAAGCCCATTCAGGAGCGCTATTAAATACCGCTAAACGAGCTTCGCTCATCTCTACAGGTCTAGGAAGAGATACGTATGACTCACGCATCTGCTCTACATGCTTAATAAGTAAATCTAGATCTACTTGGATAGATGCTCTTAGCCAGTCTTTAGCAGCATCAAAATCTAAGCGTCCCCACTCAGTTTTAAGATCAAGTATTTCCGCCACCAAAGTTAGTAATGTTCCTTTGTATCCACAGGAAAAGCAGTGGTGGACACCGGTCTCAACATTAATAGACCAGGATGGATTGAAGTCTTCTCTGCCGGTACGTTCCAAGTGCATAGGGCACCAGCCAGTAAGTTCATCACGATGCTGAGCTTTGTGGTCTAACCCTAAACGAAGTAGGGCTTGTTCTACATCCCCTTCTCTATACATTACGGCCTTCCCACTCTTCAACGCTCCACTCTTTATGGCAATGCATGCAGTAATAATGATCTACTGGAGACAAGTAATCGTCTGTAAGTAGAACTCCTGCTACTAACCCGTGATTACCACGCTTACACTTAACCGTGTAGATATAGTTTCTAATTCTCCACAGACCTGTGTTGAACTCTACAAAGCTTATTGCTCGCTTAAACAGATATTTAAATCTCCACACGATCAATTGGCGTAGGCGCTGTAGCTAATGCTCCGCACTCCGCACACTCCATTTCTAAGAAGTAGAACGATATCTCATAGTCATCGAACATGACTTTTAGGTTCCATAAAGTTGATCCGCAAATACATACGTGTATAGGGTTGTCTTTATCTCTTAAATCAAGTGGTGACACGTACCCTCCTTCGACGTAGGTATTTGCGATCCTTAGATGTTGTGCCACCCCACACACCTTCTAACTCTGGGTGGCGTACTGCGTATGCAAGGCAATCAAGGGTGAGCGGACAGTCTTTGCAGATGCTCTTAGCTTTATCTAAGTCTGCGTACATCCCCTCGTCATCTGGAAAAAATAGTTCAGGGTCTGCGTCTTTACAGCTTTGTTTGCCGTTAAATGGATGTGTTTCCAAATAGAGATCCATACTCTTCAAACTTCCCTTCTTCCCAATCCCATAACAGGTCAGTGGATGCTGGCCCGCAGTTGCGACTTGCAACAATTTTTAACTCTCTAGATGTATCGTCATTCTCATCTTGCTTTTGTAGACCAAGGATTACATCTGAGTCCTGGTAGAACGAAGATGAATATCCAATGGCGTCCGCCGAAACTTGGCGCTTCTTCATCTTCCAAAGAAGAACCTGGGTAGAGATAACCATTGGAAGTTCTTTGGACATTGCTAATTTCTTTAAGTTACGGGTGACATTTGTAATAGATTGAGGTGTGTTAATCTCCCCCGTGATTTCATCTAACATAAGGTAAACACCGTCTACAAATACTATATTGGGACGAAGCTTATCAATCTTGGCAGCAAGACCCGTAACCGTCATTGAAGGTACTGCGTCAGTTAGATAGAAGTTGTGCATACTTTCCATCTTTGAAAGTGCTGCTCTATATCGAGCTTCTTCTTGTTGATTTAAGGATCCACGAATCAAGCGAGAATGTGCAATCTTGGCACGCATTGCGTCGTGACGATGTTGTTGCTCAATGTTAGTCATCTCAAATGATTGGAACATGGGTACGAAACCATCTTCGTGGACGTTAACTGCAATTTGCATTGCAAGGACAGACTTACCTGTCTTTGGTGGAGCAATAATTGTTACTAACTGGCCTGGCTGTAATCCGGCAGTAGCCTTGTCGATTGTAGGAAACCCGGTAGCCATACCAAGCAAACCGTTTGGTCTAGTCTTGATAGATAGATACTCATCAAAACGCTGTGATGCATTGTCCGTAAGATCGATATCACCAGAATCTTTTATGCCTTCGTCTGCAATCTTGGCAACGCCAACACTCATAGCAGCGATAGCTGCATCATGATCTCCGCCTTGAATTGCTTCTGCTGCAGCCTGTACTACATCAATAGTTTTTTGACGTTTACGATATTCAATTAATTGATCTAATAAATAATCCAGTGAATCATCTACAGCAAGTAAGTTATATGTAGGAAAGTTATCTTTTACAGTCACAGCTGTAGGAACTTCTTGATATTTAGTCCAATGATTTACTACGAAATTCCATACTGATCTATTGTCTTCTACAAAGAACCAGTCACCTTTTACACCAGCCTCAAGAAGTGGAGATATATCCCGTGTTCTAATTGCTCTAGACAGAAGACGAAGTTCATTATCAGCTGCCATTAGATCTTCCCCCCCAGGTCTATAAACTTGCTGCCATATCGTAGAGCACGAGATGGTATATCCACAACTCCGACAAGTTCAGGGCGGTAAGGCAGCTCAGCCACAAGATCGGCTACTACGTTATATCTAAGATAATAGTTAAAAGGGTTAGTACCCAAATTGTCTAAATCTTCCTGGACTTGCTGCATTTCTTTGGTAGACATGTCAAAGCCTACAAGCTCCATGGAATAACCATATTTGTCAGCAAAGCGCCAGAATAAAGACAGCGCCTGTCTATTGTAAGAAACTTCTTCCCCTACTACAGGGACACCTAGGACCCGTTTGAAAGTGGGCTTTCGATCAATAATGCAATCTAAAGTTACCACTACTCTCAAAGGAATCCCGTTAGAGATATCGCCCCCCTTCAAGTTAGACTACCTCAATTTTTCCGTAATCAATTAGAAGTTGTCTAAATACTTTTGGATCTTGACTTGCGGCAATAGCGTCTAGCTTAGACGCACGAGTAGAAAGATCGCAAGGATAAATTCCACCATTCCTGTTCATCTTAACTCTAACAAACCGCATATGTTTGCATTGAGCTCTTCTCTCAGAACCAGGACAATTACAGCGTAAAGTCTTACCGTCAGAGTTTAGTTCTACTTCGTGCACGCCCGTCTCTGACAGAAAGATCTGTAACACTTGCCAGTCATTCATTTTCAAGCCCATCGTCTTCTATCTCCCTTCTCTGATACTACGTCAATAGGAACAAAAGCTTCGTGGCCAAAACTTCCCATCGACTCACCATACATGTCATCCCACTTATCCAAAGAATAGTTGGTTGTGACTATCGTTGGCAAACCGGCGTTAAACCGTGCCCTAAGTAAAGCATCAAAAGTATTTTCTGCCCACCCTGAAGCGGTCCTATATTCTTTTCCTAAGTCATCTAGTATGAGCAGACAAACATCGTTTTCTTTGCCCGCCTCTCCATATAAGCCTTTGATAAGCAATTCAATAGAGTCGTCATCTTCAGACCAACTCATTTTTTGTAATCTTAATAGCTTTGGGTAATCAAGAAACATAACTGGTCTTCTTACAAAGCTAGTTGAGTTTCCCCAGACAGAAGACTCTGCTGTCAGTATGAGCTCCTGTGCTACAGCAGATGCCATCGTTGTTTTACCGTGGCCCGGGCTGCCCTGGAGTAGCAACCCAAGACCACAAGTCTTTTCCCCAAACGAACGAACTACAAGTTGTTTCTTTACTAAACCAAGCCACATTGGAATTTGATTTGGTAAATGATCTAAATCCTCTAAACGCATGCCAATAGTTTTTGCAGGAAAGTTAGCATTATTAATTTGTGCTCTCTTACTTCCTGGTAAGCCCTCTAGTGAATACATTACCCCTCCAGTAGTTTCAACATCTTTTCCTGATGTTGTTTCATAGCTTCTGCATCGCCCTCAGGTTGCTGATCGCGGTGCACAATTCCATGAACAGTTCCGTAGTATGCCACAAACCGACGCCACAATGGCTCACCGATTCCAGCATCACGAATTAATCGTGGATCTTTAAAGAACATGCGAACTGCTTTTAGCATTCCCACATTTGTAGATCCTTCTCCAAACATGCGTAACATCCAGTTGCGTAGATGATCACGATTAATCTGCCCGGGAACTCCGGGAACATTTTCACGAAGCAAGTCATAAAACTCTGCGATGATGTCGTTAACATCCCAGTCCTCTTCAACACGTTCGTTACGGCGCATGTGTTTAGGGACTGCCTCAAACTTTGTGCGCTTGTACTTTGCGTTTAGTCGTGCTTGACGGTCTTCAATTTTTCCTACGGCGCCTGGTGTTGCGTCCATCTCCTTGGCGACTTTCTTCTTTGGCGATGTTGAATCTTCTTCTTCAAAAGGCCAACCCATATCTTCTCCTTCCCGTCCGTCAGGACCTAGAGATAAAGTACGTAGTACTTTATCTCTCTTTAAGCTAAGTGACTTATCGCTAGTATTAGTACTAGCGACTGTCCCACTATTAATGTATAGACTGCCTGAAAAACCGCTGACGGAAAACCCGTCACTGGTTTTCTTTACATAAGGCATATTAAGGTCTTCTTCAGCAAACTTCCAATAGGTGCGGAATTGACCTTTTACTCGATGCTGTTCCATTTTGATATAACCAGCTAATTCAAGTTCTTTCATAGCGCTACGTATTGCGTCTCGTCCCTCATTAACATCCGGGCGATCCACAGCTTCCTCAGCAGATATGACTCTACCGATTTCTAAATAGAAATAAAAAAATCCCACGGCTCGTTTTGATAACCGCGGATCTGATGCGGGTGATTTCATAAGCCCTCCTTCAAAGGAGGACTCTAGCGTGGTGGGACCCTTGGTGGCAACTTGGGGGCTGGGGCGCTCCACTCGTCTACCAAGAGGGTAAAGACTAGGGCTAAAAAGGCCGCTGCAAGCCCATAGACGGGCAAATAAAGGATCTTAGTATCCAGGACTAGGGCTGCTCCTATAGAGGCTATAAGAGCCACTAGACCGCGCCATTTGCCTATTGGACGTATTAAACCTTCTATGGCAGACAGCAAACAGGCAGAAGCCAAAGCGGCTATAAAGACTGTTTCCATGGCGCCTCCTATTGACGGAATATTACCCTATCCACGTCGAATACTATACCTGGGGCAGGAAGATCTGGAGTACATTCAATTTTAATGTCAGCTTTAGACGCCCCATAAATTTCAGCTTTTGGAGCGTACACGGAAATATACGCCCAACGATTTAGTGCCTGTATACGTACTGTTTTAACTTTAGTTTGTAAAACAACATTTGACTCATCATAAAACCTAGCTTTTAATGTGTAGTTTCCAAAAGCATCCGCGTTTTCAGGTTTAATGGCTACAGATGCGTAATACCCCGAAAGGGTATCTATTAGTTCTATGTCACTATGTATTCCAAAAGTAGTTGCCGCAGTAGACGTAACTTTTCCAAAAGCAACTCCATTTGTGGAGTACTCGTCAAATAGCGTTCCTCTAAATACTGCTCTAGTTAAAAGTGAGGAATCAGTATTCCACCCATCAGTAGAGGATTCAAAAGAAGGAGACTGTAAAATTGATGGTGTTAATTCTGGAAATTTAGGGGTGGGTAATCCTGGTCTTAGTTCCCAGCTTGCAGCATAAGGAAGAACTAAACTAATAGTGTCTACTAATCTTGCAGCTTTAGCTGCATAATTAGTCCAGCGATAACTACGACCAGAGGATGTGGAGTCATTTTCCCACTTACAATCGCTTGTTTCTATAACTTCTTCATTGATAGGATCAGCCGGAATATTTGCGCCATCTCCATCAAAGTATGTAGACTCTACTCCACTACGTTCTAGTTGTACTCCGTCTACATAAAAAATATCTCCAACTTCTGGATTAGTTAAAAATAAAGAAACTTTTGCTGACGGCGCTCCCGCGTCTATTACATAGGTAGGGGCTATAGCAGTTACCTGTACTCTAGTAGCAGAAGTTGATACTTCTTCTTCTATAGCCTCTACGTAATAAGAGCCTGTAGGGTAATAGTCCCCGTCCTCATCAGAAAGAATTTGAGACTGATCTTCAGCAGACTGTAATGAAGAAAATTCAAGACGAGCTGTAATTTCTTTTGAGGACTGAGCACTAACATAAGCAGTAAATGTATATGCTTGTCCGGCTCTTACCGGCATCCAATCACTTACTATTCCAGCCCTATCTGTAGTTGAAGCAACAAACTGTGCAGCATAAGAACCCCTATGGATTGCGTAAGCTGGCGTGGTTACCCTAGTCAAAGTGCCGTCGTGCGGTGTCCAAAAATTTGTATTATTTTCAAAAGACGGGTTGTGAATAAGATTAGTTTTATCTCCAGCTGCGTATATAAGAACTTTTCTTGCATCTTCAAACGTAGTGGTTCCATCAGCAACTGCAAGCTGCAACATGTCTATAAAGTATTCAACTTGATTGTTGTTATTTGTAAAGGTAAGGGCTATAGATGCATACGCCGCGTTATCCGGTGACAGTTGGCCATTTACTCCAGAGTCCGATTTTGATGCAAATTCTTGCCAAGTAGTTGTACCAGTTAGCGCTGTATTATTTGCTGTTGAAGATATCAAAGTACCTGCTCTGTCATACCAATTGATCTTTGCAGCAACTGATCCGGTTTTACTAGAGTCTTTTATTCTTAACCAACCAGTAAATCTATATCTAGTTGCAGGTTTTACAGGCACCCCGTATAAAACTTTATCTGCAGAGGTTGAAGGTAAATTAAGAACTGGAGAAGTGTTGTGTCCATGAATCCAACCAAACCCTATAGATCTAGGATTAAACCCAGGATTGTAAAACAGTTCTGGGCTAGGTGGACCTATAGCTATACCAACTGTGGCAAAAGAATCAGAGTACTTTACCTGCGCAAAATTACCTACAGAGGTTACCCAATTTCCAATTGACTCTTCAAAAGAAGAATCATTATAATTTAAAAGAAGATTTTTACCAACTTCTATTTCTGGAACCCAGTGAGTAAGAGCGGTTACATAAGACTGTATAGACTGTGTGCTTCCTTTAGTTGCATTTACTTTTTCACTAACTCGGTACACGCTTCTGTGGTAAATGTCTCCCAAAACAGGTTCATAACTAAACCCACGTTCTTCTATTTTAGATTGTAATAGTTCAACGGGGGTGTACTTATAGTCCATTGATAACTCTAGTACCTTAGCTTCGGTTCTTAACTTATCGTACGCAAAAGCATACCCAGAAAGAACGTCATTTAAATAGGTGTCATCAGGCTCACCTATTTCGTCTCCTTCTATATTTAGCCAGGCAGCTGGCAACCACTTTTCTATTTTTACTAAAGTAGGGGTTACTGACTCATCTACAATTACAGTTGAGGTGTTTCCGCAGTTAATCCAATCATCGCCGTCGAATATCCAAAGAGAATAGGTTACCTGTCTTCCTCCATCCAAAGGTCCATCTATAGCGGTAGTCCTATAATTTGAAATGGTTCCACTATCGACAATTGTCCCATCATAAGGATCATCAGCCGCACCGCTAAAATTTCTGTTTATTCTCCAGTGCGTAACTGTTGCAGCTACTCCCGGACTTAATTCTTTTTCTGGGTCTGTTAATACAGAGCTCCAATATAGATAAACTGCACCATACGTAAGTGGAATAGCCCTAAGATTTCCGTTATAGTACGCACGATTGTTTTCTATCTGGCCATATTTAAGTCCAGCCTGTCCGTATACAACAAACGAATAACGACCCATTTAGTTACATTCCGGCTAGAAGGAAAGGGTCAAACCTAACTGCTTGGGCTGTTGCATATGCTTCGTTAGCGGTAGTGTTTAACGTGTTGTATTCAGAGCTACCCACGTATAAAACATTTGCTGTTCCAACCTTAGGTTGAGCATTTCCGTTTAGATTAAACCCAAGAGTATTGGTAGAGTTATATGCTTCAAATAAGTTGCTTGTTACCGTGGCTGAGCTATTTTTTAAAGTTAACGCAACAACGTTAGCTACAGTCATGTTATCCCCAGCCTTAAGCAAATATGGGGAAGTAGGAACGCCATTTACCAAGCCACGTTCAATATTTGATATGCGCTCATCCAAAGAATTCCAAGAAGATGTAGAGGCAAACGTTCCTGTATAGTTTGAAGTTAATAAACCATTAGTAGCATCAACTGTTCCATTAAGAGCAATTTCAATGGCACGTACTTCATCTTGTAGCGAGTTAATGTGATCAGCAAGAATGGTATCTTGAAGATCTACTTTTGTAGTAAAGCTTCTTACCGACGTGGGAAATGAGGCTGGCATTATTTTTCCTTTTCTAGGCTATTCCACCGGTTAGGTTGAATACAAGGTTAGTAGGCAGAAGGTATCCAAGTTGTCCTGCACTTAATGAGATTGTACCGACAGATGCCGCGTTAGTTGTATTGAACTTGACCAAGGTTACGTCTTCTACACCTGGAATTAGGGCCACGGTAGAGATTACAGAAGACATAGTTATTGTTTTACCAAATTCACTATTCTCATAGGAGAACAGACCTCCAGCATTTAAAAGAGCTTTTGATATGTTCAGCTTTACAGCGGATTGTTTATAGGAATTGCTTATTGTTACTGCTAAGGTTAAGTATACGGGAACATATGTTGGGGCCTGTACGGTTACTGTAGTTCCCACAGGAATTTTATCGTCTAAGTAGTTTTCTACTCTATTTTTTATTTCTGTCCATGAATTTGTAGCAACAGAGTTCACAATACCTGGAGTAACAGTTCCGTCGTCTTGTGGTTGCATATATAGGGTGATGTTTGTATATACCGCACCAATAGCTTTTGTACGACCTACCTGCGCCACTGTATTTGCTAGGTACTCAAAGTCAGCTAAAGTAATTGCTCGTTTTTTAGATATAATTGCGCCCTTAATTTTTTTTCTAAGCTGTGGCCCAGAATCAGCATCTGCTCCACCGACAGCGGCAGATCCGTTACTTACTCCAATTAAAGAAAGAACTTCAGGATCTCCATTGCCAGGAATAAAGGTAACTTCTTCTATCTTATCAGCAAATATATTTCCAGCTATGCCGATGCTTACTTTATAAAGTGCACTGATTAATTGGTTTGCCTGAGGAATTAATCCATTGACGCCATCTCCAAATATTACCGTGGTAGTACCGTCTGCATTTAACCTTGTAGTAAACACCAAATCTCGTGGACTAGAATCTGCAAGAGACTCTACGTATGTCCACGGCGTAAAAGCGGTTCCTTGTCCTACGTACACAACTAAGCTATTGTCTACAATTCCGGTGTCAAATAGATCAAACTCCTGAGCGGAGGATCCATCGGATGTTCCTACGCTTACAGGAAGGGGCTTATATGTAGTTGGGCTAATTAAATCTGGACGATCTGTGTTAACTGTTTTTCCTTCTCGTGTTAATACTGAGATGCTTTGTCCAGGTTGCAACGCAATTATTGCCTCAACTGTTTCAAAATACACTTCGCTATAGTTACCTGTAGTTAGTGGGGCCATTACTTGAGTACCAGCAGGTAGGGTTACGTTAACATCTCCATTATTTAAAAAAGTAACTAATAGTTCTGCGGGGGTAGGTCCTGAGGGTTTATAGCCGTAAAGTTCTGCAAATTTAAGGAGGGTCTCCGTCTTTACTGCCGTATCAACCCCAGTTTCGTTTGCTACTCGGTCTAGGTAATAAGACATGATGTCGCCCATATAAGCAAAGGCGTCAAGAAGGACTGCCCCAAAATCTGACTCATCCTCAGCATCCCAGTTAAAGTTAGTTCGTTGGTTTATTAAACGAACTAAATCAGCACGCAAAGCCTCATAGTCTCTAGAGGTGTAATCTATTTGCATTACTGAGCCGCGCTTTCTATGAGTCCATTAGCGCCAAATACTGCGCTACTTATGGTAACAGAGGTAAGTCTATCGTTTGGAAGTGCCGCTACGATGGTTATATTCGCATAGCCTTCAGAACTAATTTCATCTAGGACTAGGCTAGTAATACGAAGTTCTGGAAGCCACCGATCCATAGCCTCGGTAATGGCTACCTTAGCAGCCGTATAAAAGTCATTATCGTTTTCAAACAAAGCGCTAGCTATGTCTGTGCCGTAGTCCGGATTCCATGGTCGTTGACCTTTGGGGGTGGATAGTAGTGTCAGCATCCTATCCATATAAATTTTAGACTCGGTGGTTACCGCCTCTAGTTTTCCAAAAAGGTCTAGGGTAAACGGGTAATTTATTGCTCTCATGCTTTAGCTCCTATCCATACGGGAAATTCGGGATCTCCACCCTCAAACATAACCCACACATTTGATCCAATTTTAGGTACAAACTTTCCTACAAAATTTACTGAAGTAATAGCACTGCCCGATAGAGCCGCCCCCGCAGAAGATCCTTGGCACCCCACCTCTAGATAATCTTTTGCTTTTAGTTCCAGGGTATAGGCAAGAGATACCTGGTGTATTGGAGCAGTTCCATTATGGTTGATTACCATATCTGTATGGTTACCGGTAACTGTACCCCCACCAGATGGGGCTACATGAGTATACGCCGTTATAGTGTGTTCGCTGATCCATCCTAAAGCTGTTACTGTTTGAGTGGTATTGGCTACGGCAATCCCGTTTTTTCTTAAAGATAAAGATATGTTGCTTTGACCCAAAGAGTTTTTTGTAAAAGTAGCTAAGGAGTTTATTAAATAAGTTCCTGTTTCAGGTATGACAATCTGTGTTCCATTCACAGTAATTTTATTAGCATTCTGTTTTGTCCAACCAGTAATTGCTGCTATAGAAGTTGTAATAGTCTGGGTAGACGAAGACGTAAAAGTTCCATACGGCATATTTACATCCGCAATTTTTCCTGTTACTTGGTCAAGCCAACCAGAGCTTTCAGTTCCAGTTACTTGAGGAACTTGAACCTTTATGCGACCCTTTTTAAGGGGATCAGTTACGTCCACAACTCTACCTGAGTACACTCCAAAAAATCTGACTCTTCCTAAAGGATCTTGCATATAGTTAAGGTCATTAATTTCTCTCCCGTTCATAGCACCCTGCTTGCTTTAGTAGCTTGCCAAGATGTGCTTCTCTTTACCGCAGAAAAGTCTGGTATAGAGTCTTGGTATAAATCCGGAGAGTTTACTGCTGGGGTTACCGCCGTATCTCGTGGCTTTATATTTACTGATTCAATAGGTGGCTTATATAACTCAGTATCATTTACAGAAAAAGCGTAATCAACTAATACGGACTCTGCTGGAACAATATTTTGTCCAGCTAATTCCGAATTAACATCCCTAGTTTCTACAGATTTGTAAGCTTTAGGGTTTTCTTCTCCAAGCACGTCGGTACCTAACTCTACTTCAAGCATGTAGTTAGCAGGTATTCTTCCAAATCTATGAACAACTTTTAGAACTGTCCAGTATCCAGACATTCCGTTTGGTAGGCCATCAATATAAATTGGGTCGTAAGGACGTATTCCAGCGTTACCAACTAGCGTAGCTGTAGCTCTATACGCATATCGTTTAGTTTCTGCCAAATCATTGGCAATTGCTTTTGCTTCTGTTAAGCTTGTAGTAACTTCGTGCACGTGATGTTTTTTGTATTTTGCTTTTGGTTTACTACTAGAACTAACCTTAGAATACTTTGTAGATTTAGATGGCATCAAAGTACTCCTTGCTTGGTACTACTTTTCCTAAACTTTCTTTTCCAGCATAATCTTTTGTAGCGTGGCTAGTAGATATGATTCCTCCGGAAGAGGCATTAGTGCCGGTCATTACTCGATCTACACGTACTCCGGTTTCTAATGAATCGTCAGAAAGATTTGGAGTAAATCTAAAGCAAGTACCAACTTGTCGTTCTTCTTTTGTTAATCCATCTACGTATCTAAAGTATGGAGCTTTAGCTTTTTTATCCTGATAAATTTTATCTTTAGATACAAAAAATACGGTGGTGTTTTCTGTTCTTAAAGCAAAACCGGTTTGCTTTGCAAGGCGTCTCATTATTTGCCAATCGGTTTGTCCAGCTTGGACAATAGATTCTCGTAGGCGGGGATGCCGTTGAGTTACGGCGGTCATGCCCCTTTTCTTAGCAATTTTTGTTATCACCTGATCAGCCGTTACTTTTTTAAATACAACTTGATCACTGTCTTTTAGCACTGCTGATGCAGATACGCACCATATCTCAGTAACGTGTGCTTTTACTGTTGACACCGGGTTTATTTGATAGACGTATCCTTGGAATGTAGAGTTTGTTCCTGCGCTATCATATTTAAACTCTACTGGATCAGAAGATACAATGCTGATGTTATCGGCTTCAGACTTACCTTTAAAGGTAAGAACTAAGATATCGTGTGCTTCTTGTTCTTGATAAAGATCTGCGCTTATAAGTATTAGGTCAAGCTCTGGAGTCTTTGGAAATTTTACAGAGAAATCTGAAAGCCAAGGAGAAGCCGAGGACTCAAATTGAAAGACCTCTGAAGCCGTGGATAGGTTATCTATTGACATACGGGATCCTAATAACGGTTCCTGGCTCAATATCAAACGGGTCTGTTATTGTCGGGTTTATCTCCAGTATCTTCCACCACAGCACCGAGTTAAGCAGATGCTTATCGGCTAAGGCTCCTAGGCTATCTCCAAACACCCAGGTGTAATCAAAGAAACTAATGTTACCTAGCTCTTCAAACTCTCTGTAAACAGCAATGTCATAGTTGCCTGTAGATTTATTTTCAAGCTGAGCTAAAGGCCCAGTAAAGTATCTAGAACGACGCGTTATGTTACTCATTGACTTGGCTGCTCACCTTCTTTTTCAACGTTAGCAGTGCGTACCTTCTTCTTCTTATCAGACCAGGCTTGTTGTACTTTCTCGTCTGTATCGCTAATAACTGGGTACCTAATAAACTGAAGGTCTACAATAGAAAACATAGGGATCATTTGTTCGCTAAATATAACGTGGTTTACGTTTAAAGACGCAAGCGATACCTTGTACCTCATATTAGGGTGGATTTTTAACCATACCGGAGTTCCAGTTATATAACCAAAGTCAGCAGTTTTAGGTTTTGAACCACCCTCGCTATAGCTTAGTAAAGTTCCAGAGCTTTCTTTTGGATCGCCGTTTACTACTCTATATAAAAACTCTAGATCATACTCGGTGCCTCTATGTAGAATTCCTTCAACTTCTTGCGCAGTTAACCCTCTAGGATAGTTTTTTGAGTAGGGTTGATTCTTACCCTTTAATGGAGCAAGCTCAGTCATGTCTACTACTCGGTTTAGGTATAGCTGAACACTCACGCTAAAGCTTCCACCAATATAGTTGGCTGGATCGTGTGTTGCCAATATCCAGTCAATAGAGGTATCCATTTGAGTACCATAAGAGACGTAGGTAGGGTTGTATATAAACCTAAATCCCCAAGGTTTTTTTGTATCCGCATTTAATGCTTTAGCTGTTTGCGTATCTTGAAAGAGCATTCCTAAGACACCTTTTTCTGAAGTCTCTTCATATAAAAGATCCTTTTTACCTGGAACAACAAAACTTGCTCTACGAGTTGTTTTAGTATCTTTTAGGTATTGATCTTTTATTTTTGCCCAGTGGGACGGACTTCTAGTGTAAAAATGGTTGGGGGGATTAGTCCTAGAGTAGTCTTTAAAATCTTCTGGTCTTCCCCTATCAAAATCAGGTTCTTCTGAAGGTCCACCATCTTCAGCTTCTTTACAGGTGTTGTTCCTAATTTCAGTTAATCTTGTTCTTGCCACTCTTCCGTGGTCTACCCCGTCGGGTCCAGGCACTCCCACCCTACTGTCATAGCCAATATAAATAGTTTGCACATTTTGTTTTAATACTGCGGGGCTCATATTGTCAGCATCTAGGGGGTAATATCGTAAAGACCAATTTACAGCGTTTGGTTTGATATCCAATTCTTTAATTACAGCAGCCCATCGATTGGGGGTAGAGCACCTATCTAATGCAATTAGTTCTTCCTGGTACGCCTCTTGTTTTACAATTTTTGGTATAGATGTGGTTTTGGATATAGCGTTAGTAAAACTTATGCCAGTAACATATGTACTACTGTGGGGAAGAACTTCTCTATCTTCGTTTGAATTGTTTTCATTTCCATTTTTCTTTAGTTTTACATAAATATCTGGTTGAAGAAACACATTTGATTTTTTCGCTCTTACGGTAAATACAAAAAGTCTTTTTGTTGTTTCTGCGTCTGTAGTTACACCACTGCTGCTTACGCTGTAGCCTGGGTCAGTGTAGTAAGGGAAATCACCAACAGTTTTTCTTTTAAATAATTTTTCGTGCTTTCTCCACTCAACTTCGCTAATTTCAAAGTTTGCTGCTTGGGCATTCCTATAAGAGTCTAAAACATATACCTCTAGATCATCGTCTCTGGTTAAAGGGGTTGCAGGACTTGTGGGATTAAGTTGAAAAGCGTTTTGTTTCCAAACCCTCACTACATAGTAAATAGTATTGCCTTTGTACACGCTTTTATTATCTGTGTTGACTGGGACTGCAACGGCAGTTTGACCCCCAGCCTCATAGCAATCTACGGTCCAAAAGTATGCTGGATACCCAGCTTGATATACAGAGTTTGCATCCTGTACGGAAGAAAGGTTCTTATATGTCCAAGCCATTAGTTAACTCCCAGTCCATTCACCTTAAACTCATCATTGATAGCCTTCTTTAAGCTAGAAGCAACTCTGGTAATCTCTGCACTACCTAACTTATCTACCTTAAGCTGTAAGTCTACCTTTACGTTTATTGTTTGATTACTAGTCACTGATCCAGATATAGATCCAGATCTTCTGTATCCCGCTGCACCTGTAGTTTCCATAGCCATGCCAGCAGTTGCAGGGTTGTCTCCACCTATACCTGCTTGTTCTCTAGCCATAACTGCATCATCTAAGAACTTGGTATAGTCACCTGTATTGTGGGATACCCACCTAATCCAGTTTCTTCCTTTGTTCGTCATGTGATATGCAACTTTGGCATTAGTTGTGGGATTTAAAAGATCACCAAGCCCTTTTAATTTAAACTTGGTACCGTGATAGTTCCACTCTTTCTTTATTCTATCGTCATAGTTTTTGCCATCCATATTGATCTGGAATAGGCCATAATCCTTACTACGCTTATTGATAGTTCCAGAATTACCACCAGATTCTGCCAATGCAACAGCAAACGCAGTATCTAAAGCTTTTCCTCTAAAACCAATATTGTGTAAGAACTGAATTAGTCCTTTTCTACTTCCCCCAACCATGGACCCACTGTCACCAGACACTTTATCTATGGTGTTGTTTAAGAAATGTTTCCCACCAGATTTTCCAAATCTTATGCCTTGTTCAATATCATCTGCTGGAAACTCTCTTTGGAAATCAGCAAAGTTTACTGGGGCTCCAGACATCATAGAGCTGCTTAAAGACTCACTTAATGGCACGCTGCTTAGGTTAGACAGCGTTCCTTCAAAACGCAGCCCCTCTCCAGAGTTACGAATAGTTTTGCTTTTAATGTCTTCTTTTTCTTTACCTATTCCTAGAAATCCCTTTACAGCACCAAAGATGTTGCTTACAGCGCTCTTAACACTACTTACTAATTTACCAAAGAAACTCTTAGGGTTTACTCGCCCTTGTGCTCCAACTCCGCCAGGATCTCTAAGCTCAAAGTGAAGGTGAGGACCTGTAGAAGTACCTGCTCCAGGGGCACCCCTCTTACCACCAGACTTTGCGATTACATCGCCTTTGTTTACTTGCTGCCCAACCTTTACTAAAATTTGGCTTAAGTGTCCGTAAAGAGTGCTCTTTTTTCCGTGATTTAGAATTATGTAGTATCCGTATTGCCTATGTGTTCCGGCATGTGTAACCGTACCGTTAGCTGCTGCAACAATTGGAGTACCTACTTGTACACCGTAGTCAATACCCCTGTGGTATGCAGAAATTTGTGGGTTCTTTGAGTTATCTCGAGGACCGTAATGAGAAGTAACTCTAGTACCTGCCGGGACAGGCATACCAAATATTTGACCTTTAGTGTCTTGATTGCCCGGACCCTTACCTGTTGTAAATCCTTTTTGTGGAGCAGACATAGATCCGGCAGGCATATTCTGCATACTTGTGCTGTTGTCTCCACCAACACCACACTTATGTGGCCCAACATTTCCGTGAGTGCAGTCGCCACCTTGTCCGTAAGGATTTGCTATTGATCCCACTCCACCAGCCACAGTTCCTGCAACTGCTCCAGGTATACCGCCAGCAGCTAAACCAGTTAACGCACCCTGGCCTAAATCAAACATAAAGTTACCGCCAGCACGAAGCCAGCCAGGACCCACCTGCATCCTCTTTTGTAAAAACTCCATGCCTTGATATACGCCAAGTGCAAGTCCAGCTCTTCCTAATCCTTTTACAAAAGGACTTTTAAATCCGCCCTTAAATAAACCTTTTGCTTTTGCTAAGTATCCTGCTGCACCGGTAGCTCCTGCTGCTGCAGCTGCACCACCAGCAGTAACGCCTCCCGTAGCTGCTGCAGCACCGGCAGTTCCCGCTGCATAAAGTCCACGCATCTTAGAAAGCATGTACATATTCATTCCTACACTTGCTGCAGTACCGGCTACACCAGTTAGAGTAGCTCCGGTATTTCCTGCTGCAGGTAATGTTTGGAGTACGCCACGTAGTGTTCCCAATGCATTTGCAACGCCTGCAGCCTCTTCTGCTAGCTTGCTAAAACCATCGTTAACCGCAGCTGTTGTTCTCATAGCTACGTTGTATCCGCCTACTAAACCTTTTTCTGTAGCCTGTAGCTTACGAGCTTCGCTAGTGTTGTAGCGGAAGTTAGTTCGCATAGGGCTTTCTTGACCAACACCCAAAAGATCTAGTGCTCGGTTTGACCCTTTAAGGTCTTCTTTTTTTAGAGGGCTGTCTTTCTTTGCACGAGCAATGATTCCCATTTGGATAATTCCAGCAAGGTTTTGATCTCCACCAGCAATAGCTTGAATAGTTGCATAGCCTTTAGATCCTGGATTAAGAACTAAAGCGGCTTGTTCTGGAGTTACTTTTCGCCCACCGTATAAAAATCTATACGTGTCGTTAATAATTGCATTAGGTGGTCGTAAGTTTCCTTTAGTATCACGAGCTTGAACACCTATGCGAAGGAACCGCATAGCATTTATGCCGGCTAATCCTTGCGCCATCTGTTCGTTGGTGCCGCCAGTTAATGCACTTAAGCCACCAACTTGTGGCATAACATTTCTAAAGGTGCCGCTATTAGCTGTATAGCCACCACTGTACATAAGGGACATGGCCGCCATGGTTGGACCCATAGCGCTAGTTGCTCCGCCACCTACCGCATTGTTAGATCTTAATATTACTTGACGAGAATTAAGACCACTAATACCTGCTACAGCATCTGCACCTAAACGTTGTGTAACAGCAGCGCTTGTGTTTGGCATCATGCCCATACCAATAGCGCCTACAGCTGCAGTTCCTAGCCCTACCCTACCTGCAATAGTTGCTGCCCGTGAAGCTCCAAACGTGGGCATAGCACCCAAAGAGCTAGACATTCCCGAGGATGATTTACCGCCATTGGCGGCTTCCATATTTTTCTTTATCTTCTCGGTAACTTTTTCAACTTCTTTAAAGACCTTAAGCATTTGCTTTTGGCCTTTGTCCATCTTTGTAAATAGTTTATCGACACCAGAAGTCATCCCGCCAACGATATTATCGTCGCCAGCAGGCATCAAGTTTTCATAACTTGCCAATGCTTCCACCCCTAGGTCTACTAATTGCTCTGTCCAACCAGATCATACGTTCTCGCAAGCTAAGCCCTTTTAACTCTGTCAAAGACCACCCAGGATAAAACTGTGCTAGGTAATCTAATGAAATAATTAAATTTTCGTAGCTAAGCTCTTTACTGAAACAAGTCCGCTAAAGTTAGCGGAAGCGATACCTCCTGACCGCAAGTTGGACATTCTTTCTTGATTTGTTGAAGTTGTGGGCCGGGGTTGCGTTCTGATATAGCGTTTAGGATTGCTCTACGATCTGAGACGCTCATCTTAAGGACAGTACTTGAATCTAAGATGGGATTGCCGTTGATCTCTAGAACACAGCTCTTTAATACTATGGAGTCCAATTCTGGAGCTGTTTTATTTGTTGCTGTTACTAGTTGCTTTTGTACTACACCGTTTGGAAGCTTTACTTTAACGTCCCCAATTTTACATTTTACTGTAAATACTGGATCGTTTTCTAACTTCTTCATCGGCACATCTTTATCTAAATCAATTGTAATGCTTTTTGTATCTTCACACTTAGAACAGATTTGGCCTTCTATAGCTACTTCTGATCCAAAAGTAAGTTTTCTAATCTCTAACAACAGAAGTTCTCTGTCTCCAGCCAACATAGTATCTAAAAGATCCCTGTCTACTGGCGAATCATTTAGCTTAACAACAGCACGTTCTAGTATTGTCATTAAACCTTTTGATATATCTGAGATTCTTGCGATAGCTTCCTCGTCCGCTCCTGTAAGTTCTCTTACCTCAGCTGTTGAAATAAATTCACCAAACGGAACTTGTAACCCCGCTAACAAAGTTACTTGTGGATCAGAAGGCGGTTTGATTGGAGATTCCTCTCGAACCGCCTCCTGAGGCACAGACTTAAGTGCTTTTTCGGTTAGTTGATTTACCAAAGCGGGATTATCTACCGCGCTTATGGTTGTCGTATCAGTAGTCATTTAGTTTTCCTTATCTAATTTAGAGACTTAGTTTTGCTGCTGATCCTGCTGTAGTCAATCCAGTAGCAAATGAAACATCAAAACCTTCATGGACTAGAGTCATTTCTTCTACCATGAGGGTATTGCCACCCGCATCAAGATTGCTGTATCCAATGTTGGTAATCCAAGCATTGTACACCTTAAATCTCATAGAGGTGTGAAGGTCAGTGTCATACTGACTTCCATTTGATGTGTCATCGCTTCCGGTTAGTGCTTTTGGATTTGGATGACTTAGTACTTGAATATCTATGTCGCAGCGGAACTCAGCTCCTACCCCACTCTGAGCAGTTCCCGTGGAGATAGCGAATAGTCGCTTCATCCATAGGGCATGCTCCTTCTGTCCAAAGGTGATGCCTTTAGAAAGAGTAATTGGAGTAAATGAGCTTTGACCTGGTAACTGATGGAAGTTGGTATTGAATCCACCTTCGCGGTAAGCGATGCTTTCAGTAGAGACAGTTAATCCGGAAACAGAAACAAAACCCATCTTTCCGAACTTATCTCCCCAACCAGTGTCTACCGTACCTACTGGATCAAAAGATACCAAGAATCGAAAATTGCGAAATTGATCTGTAGCAATTTGACTCAGTGTATTTTGTGGATTTGACATGAGTTATCTCCTATGCATTTCCGGTTAGTTGGCTTAGCTTAATAACGATAAACTCAGCTGGATATTGCAACGCAACTCCAATTTCGATATTAACTATTCCATTTTGGATATCAGTAAAGGAGGTTGTTGAAGAGTCTACACGCACAAAGAATGCCTGTGCCGCAGTAGCTCCTCGTAAACCACCTGATTGCCAGAAGTTAAGAAGGAAACCACTCAGCGTAGTATTGAGACGTCTCCAAAGATTTGGATCGTTATTCTCAAACAAAGCAAACTGGCTTCTGTTCTCTAGTTCTTTCTTGATATAAATCAAAGAACGCTTTACGTTGATGTAGCGTTCATTTGAAGTATTGCGAAGTGTACGTCCACCCATTGACACAATTCCTGCACCAGGAACCTGGCGGATTGCGTTGATAGGTTTAGTGCTATTGTTTAACGCATCGAGTTCTGCGTTAGTTAGCAAACGCTCTGTAGCAACTACGTTTGCTAAAGAATTGGTTAGGCCTGCTGGAGTCTTAAAGACACCACGAGAAGCATCAGTAGCAAGGTACTGACCAACCATAGCTGCACCAGGAGCCTGTAGGCGGGTTGCGCCACCAGCAGCACGGAGGCTATCTGGAATTAAGGTCCATGGCCAGTAAGCGGCTGCAACTCCACCATCTGAATCTGGTGCTGCAGCAATTAGATCAGTCACATAAGTAGCGGCCTGTGCTCTTGTTTGAGCCTGTGGAATATCAACTACTGCAAAAGCGTCTCCGCGTAGTTCGCAGTAATTAACAAGATCTCCCTGTACGTTAAGGGAGAGGGTACGATCATCGTTACTTCCTGTTGGCAAGTAAATGTACGCTGCGTTAGGAATGTTAAAGACGAGTGGGTTTTGAATGGCATCAAAAGTTGCCAATCCATCTGAGTAATTAACTCTTGTTGGGGCAGATCCATTTGCACCTCCACTGAGGGCTTTTAAGCCATCAGCTTCTGGCATATTATCTGGAGCAACAGATGCTGAGTTTAGATCATTAACCCGTACATATACAGAGCCAGAATTAACTACTGACTCTACAAATCTTGGATCATTATCTACCAAACTTAGATCGGTAAACTGTTCTACAACAACGCCGCTTACAGATACAACAAGATTAAATCTATCATCTACTCCTGCGTCTGTTACTTCAACGGCAATGTTATTACCCCATGCACCTGCGTTTTCAGCTTCTACAGCGAGTGTGTTAAGACCCCCTGAAGCCCGGTCTGTTAAGATTACGCTAGCCTTTGCTGCACCGGTGCCAGTAATACGCTTTACGTAGAGCTGACGACCACCATTAGCAAAGAAGTTATATGCTGCCCAAGTTACTGGGTAAGTGTCATTTAAAGCACCAAAAATTTTGGTGAATGATGTCCAGGAGTTAAGCAATACTGGAGCTGTTGCAGGTCCCTTTTCTAGGGGACCAACAAATGCACCAGCCGCTGTTCCTACATCTCCAAGAGCTACCGATTCTGGAAGCGGTACCTCGTTGATAAAGACACCTGGTCTACTGTATGTAGCCATATGTATTTCTCCTTGAGTTTAGGTTTATATTGTCTCGAGTTTCCATGTTATAGCGTTATTGTTTCGAATGGAGTGGCCGTGTATTGGATATCGATATTTGGATTTTGAGTGACCTTATAGACATCTGCAAACTCTTTCTGGAAGAGCTCAGAGCTAATTCGGACAGTGTAAACATTTCTAAACAAGCGCTTGTCTTGTTCAGTCGTGTCTCTTTTGGCAAACCCGATAAGATCCAGACGACGAATGCTTCGATCTTCTGGGATTACTAGGCCGCCAAATCTAAATGGGATACGAGTTGGTTTAGTTAACTCGTATATAATCTGCCGGTCATGTCTTGGTTGACGAGCATATGTAGTAATTTGATAATCTAGATATACGGGAATAGGAAGACTTGACCTATATTCTTGCCCGTCCACAGTTCCTTCAGGACTATATTTATGTTCTCCGGGAGTGAAGTACCACTCGCCACGCATTTCTCTTTCAGAGTCAATAGTTACATTTATTAAATCTATAGTGATATACGGATAGGATTGAAATCTAATTTCTGGATCAGGCTGCCCAAACCATACGCCTACTGGACGTGCTGAGTTACCTGAGTCAGATACCGTGATTCCAGACAGGGCTGCCTTTAGCGCCTGGTCCTCATTTAAAATAAATGGCATTAGAACAGCCCACCCTTCTTTAATACTCTATCAAAGTATGCAGTCATCTCTGTATCTTTTACTCCAGTCAAAAAATTACGAACTACTGGATTAGGTTGAGAATGCTCAGTACCGTATTCAGCATCCTCTACAGTTTGGGCATGCTTTGCTGGATAGGTAACTTTGTAGCTTAGATCAGAAGGGACAACCGTTAGATGTCTAGAAGCGCCAGATGGCCAACCAGATTGGTAGGCTTTACGGCGTAGCTGTGCAGTAAGTTTCTTAGCTGCTTTCTGCTGACCCTGTTGAATATGCTTCGAGATGAAGTTACTTACGCTTGTCACTTTTACCGAGTTTCGAGGAGAGTAGGTATCCTGCTACGAATCCCACCACTGCGGCCTTCTTCCCCTTTTCAGGAGTAGCGCCAACTAATCCTCGGACAAACTCTTGTTTATCAGCGTCTGTCTCGGCTTGCATCAATTTTCGTGCAAGATTAATCATCTCAAATCCTCCATCATGAGGCGTGCAGGGTATAGCAGGGTTCCGGGTTTCCCCGGCGTCATAGATAAGGATAAACAAGAAAGGCCCCTTTCGGGGCCTAACTGGTTACTTCTTTTTGTGCTTCTTTTTCTTATGTTCCCGCTTCTCTTCTTCGCGCTCGCCCTTTTTGCCTTCCTTGGCTTCATGGCGTTTTTCGACTTTCTTTTCAGCCTTCTTTTTTAGACGCTCATCGATCTTACGGTCTGCGGTTTGACTCTCAGGCTTATTACGCTTCCCATGGGCTGTGTCCAATTTTTCAAACTCTTCTTTTTCTTCTTTGGACATTCCTTTAGTAGTTTTGGCGTCCTGCTTTTTGTCATTTTTCTTGTTATAGGGAAGCCGCTTTCTAGACATTACATGCCTTTCTTACGAGGCATGGCTTGCTTTTTACCTTGTGCTTTAGAGCTACCCTTTTTACGGAGAATAGCAAAGTCACCGCTGTCAACCTTATTGTTCTTGTTGGCATCGAGTTTTTTCTGTCCACCTTTTAGCGCCATTATTTCCCTTTCTTGGCAGCCTTTTTACTGGCAGCCTTCTTCTTAGTACTAGCATACTTCTTGTTGGCAGCGGTTAGAGTCTTCTCGCCGTGCTTATCTTTGGGGCGCATACATCCGCAAGTTGCACACATGTCGGCCTACTTACAGCACTTGCACTTGCAAGCTTTGGTTTTGCACTTACCTTTTTTGCATCCACATCCAGCGCACATTATTTTTTCTTCTTTCTGGCAGCAGCCATATTGTCTACGAGGTTAGGATAGGGACGGCCTGCTGCCCGAGCCCTAGCCCTAGCAGAAGCCTTTTGCTTCTTGCTAAGTTTCTTTGATTTACCCGGAGTAGGATCTTTTTTATCCCAAACAGGCTTATCGCTTTTTGCCACTTTTTTTCTTCACTTTCTTAGGGAGCTTCTTACCCTTAGGGGTTTCACCCCCCCACTTTTCAGCCATTTTAGGGTCATTAGCATACATCCATTTACGCTGAGCTTCGGATTTAAAGGGCATTAAATACCTGGCACAGTTCCTTCAGGATCCTCATAGAATGAGTATCTATCTCTAGGACCAAATGGAGTGTAGGTCGCGTACTCTGCAAACTGTGGGTCATTAATAAGCTCTTCAGCGTTTACCTGGTAGCAGACTACAGAAAATAAGGTGTAGTCATTAGTAATAATCCCCTTAGGTAGTACCTGTCTAGGGCTAAATACCTGGTTCTTAAATACAACGCGATCTCTTAAAAAAGCATCTGGGTTTGTAGGTAGGGCTCTTAATTCTGGGATAAGCAACGTCTCACTAGTTGATAGCGAGCTGCCTTCTGCTATATCCATATTTATTGTTATATTTAAAACGTCGGTGTTGTAGAAACCACGGTCACTAGGCACCGTACTGCCTTGTGTCAAGGTAGCGTTAATAACGGGAATGTGGTATGGGCCAACCCAACGACGTCCCCCAGTATTAGCTCCAACGTCGTATATGGGGTCAACAACAGTAGCAACAGGGTCATAAAGCCACCACTCTAAGTCATAGCCTACGGTACGTACTATTTCTTTTGTGGTGCCCTTAATAATCGATCCACGTTCATGATTGATCGTAAATCTGGAACCTTCGACTCGTTCTCCACGCATATAGAGAGTATATCCCTAAAAGACCTAACCTATAGGGTTTACAAAACCTACTTCTTTTGATGATCAATAAAAGGGTTATCCCAGGCATCCCTACCCCTAAAATATTTTCTTCCGGCTGAGTGGGGCTTTAGCATGTCCTCTTGTTGCCGTTGCCTAGCTAATTCGGTCCCGGCTTTGTACTCTAACTCAATCTCTTCAGGGGTAAACAGTTCGTCTGCATATTTGATGGTAAAACGATCTGCAAAATATCTAGGTATTGGTATAAAAGCTCCAATAGGATCTCCTGCCTTTATAGTCACATAGATATTAGGTTTGGTGACTTTTAAATTAAAGGTAAAATCACGACTAAGATTATCAGTCTCTATTACCCCAGTCATATGCATAAGCCCGTGTTGAGGAAAATTAGGTGGGGTTATAGTCATTAAATTTATTCCTGGCGGAGTTCGATAATGCCATAAGTTTTGAATTGTTAATATTCCAGAACCAAAATGACCATCAAATCGTTGACATCTAGCGTCTTCATGTTTTTGATTTATTATAAGGCCATGTATAGAGTCGTCCCCATTCCAATGAACAGTTACGTCTCGTTCAGCTCTTACTATAAACCCATAAACATTTCCTATAGACAGCGGAAGGCAATAGTAAAAGTGAGAAGTAAACCAATCTCTTTTTTTAATTTCTGTCAGAGGTATTAAAAGCTTATCAATATCCTTTTTGTCTATCCCTGGTTGTGGTACGACAACTAACGTTTGTTTTGGAACAAAAGTGTCTTTATTAATCATGAGTTGGCACCCCTATTTTGCTTATGTTTAAAGGAACTATATACCCGGTTAATTTACAAAACTCATCTATAGTTTTTTTAGGGACACCATAAAAACCTTCAAGCTCTCCGCGTATAAATTTGTTTCCCCTAGAGGTATCATTTAACATGTCTAATTTGGGGTGGCCATCATTCCACGGCTTTACGTTACTTTGTATAGCTATTCTATCTTGCGAGTAAAAATGAAAAAATACCGGGTTATTAAAAAAAACTATTGGGTAGCCGTGATAAAAAGCCCTAATACTTAAACACATCTCATCACAAAAAAAATCTAATTCTGGGTCTTGAGGCACTTTTAACAAAAACTCTTTTTCAGAAAAAACGCAAGCTCCATGTATATAGTGGTGTTCTGTTAAGTCTTCGGCTTCTTTATGACTAGGCCAATTTCTAAACTGGGCACCTTCTAATACGGCGTGGGACATACGTAAAACCGGTCCTGTTTCTCTGTTTCCATTGGAATATAGTCTATACATCGCGGGGTATGCGCTCAAAACTACTGGGGAATTGAATTTTTCTTTTGCTTTTTTATATACATTTATTATGTCGACATCCCAATTTTTTACAGAAAACATGTGTGCGTCTATCTGAAGAACATAATCGTAATCGCTAAACATGGCGGTTGATAAAGATCGCGCCCAAGTTACGCCGTAAGTTTCTTTTGGATTTACTTTTAGATATCTTAAATTTAAAGTAGGTATAAATGAAAGATCTGGATGCTCGTAGTCTTGAGATACTACAGAGAATAAGATACGATCTTTATACTTAGCGTCTTCATAAAAAGAACGAACAGTGTGTTCTAATTCTATTTCTCTATATGAAGGGACAGAAATAAGTATTTTTTCATGCATTAGTACAACGCATACTCTTTAGATTTATCAAAAGTCCAAAAAGAAGCAATCGTGTACCTAGTGCTATCTTCTATTTTAGTTACGCCATGAAGATGTTCAGGATCACCAGGATGTATAGCTAAGTTTCCAGCTTTTGGTATAACCTCAAAATTATGCTCCGGGTAGTACGTATGACCCCCAGAATAGTTATCGTTTAAATAAATTATCGCTCCAAATACCCTATGCTCAAAACCTCTATGTTCTGTATTAGTCATGTCGTCTGCGTGAGGGGGTTGCTCCATTCCGGGAAACCAACGAATAATTTGAGTAAGATCTGCGTAAACTTCTTTGTCTAGGCCGTACTCAAACATAATAGCGTTTTTAACTTTTATGGTGGCTTCGGCAACAATATCTGCAACTTTAGGGTCTATGTTTTTTCTAAGGTTGGGAAGTCCTAAAGCCCTATTAGACCAAAAATCATTGCCCGCACCCTCCCAAGTATCTACTTTAGATACGGTGGTTACTACGTATTCGCAATCTTCTTTAGATAAAAAATTTGATACTACTTTTGGATTAAACATTTTAGCCCTCTTAATCTTCCGTTTTAGACCATTTTCCTACGGGACATTCCGCAAGTTTTAATTTAGTTTTTAGGTGCATTAAACAACCGCATTTTTTACACTGGTTTGTAGATTTTGTAAGAAATTCGCAGCCCCTACAAATGTTAAACCTAAGCTCAGCTATAGCGTCGGTAGTGTAATTATCCTTATTTAAAAGTTGCCAAGGTCTAGTTTCTCCTTGAGCTTCTTTCATATCTTGGAGTTTTTGCTTATATTCTTTCCATGCAGACATGCGTATAGTGTACCCTACTTAATTGGTGTGGGGTAAAAAGGCGGTTCCGTCATGCACCCAACCAATAGAAACTTCTTGGGAGCAGGGAAATACATGGGCATCAGAGGATAAACCAGCCTGAATCCTATAAAAATCTTCTGGATCCATATCCTCTTTAACATAGGTAATTGTTCCTACTACATCCTCATCAACAACCACAGCTACCCTACAGATACCTTCTGAAACGCTCTCAACTTCTGTAGCCGGATATAGCATTTCAGAGTCAGAATAAAAAATTCCATCCTTATATGTGTACGTTTTGTCCACGTTAGGGTAACGGTCGATATTTATGACTGATGGATCAGAGCTAAATGCCGCAATCCATCTGTCCCAACTTCTTGTACTAATATCGCTGGGTTGATCAGGTAGGTCCATAGTTAAGAACACATCGCCTTCAACAACAAATGCAAATCGTTTTGTTAGCAAACGATGCCTCCCAAGTTAGTACAGTTACCTGCACAGCTTACGGTACCCAGTCTAGCGCACTCTCCGCCAGGGCCATAACCGTAGACTTCACAGATATCTCCTTGGTTAGGTACACAACCTGGAGGTGGAGGTGGTGGTGGAGGCGGAGGCGGAGGTGGTGGAGGCGGAGGTGTTGACGGACAGCCAACAAACTCACAAAATCCTAAGAAACACTCATAGCAAGTCGGACAGCTCACATTACTACATGGATCCGCTGGTGGAGGTGGTGGAGGTGGAGGTGGTGGAGGTGGAGGTGGCGGTGGCGGTGGAGGCGGTGGTGGAGGTGGCGTACAACTATCCTGACATACGTAAGAGTATCCAGATATGCTTCCACAACAATTATAGTTTGCTATACGCAAGGCATTACCGCAACACTCAGCTCGGTATACAGTTCCTGAAGGTATTTCATCACACAAACCGCAGCAACCGCAATCGTTACACCCACAGGGAGCAGGTGGAGGGGGTGGTGGTGGCGGAGGTGGTGGCGGTGGAGTGCTACAACCAAGACCAACATAGTATGGGCTACCATAGTTTGTAGTTCCATCCGAACACTTAGGCCAATAAGTTTGATAGTTAGTGCATCCCGGGCAAGATCCATCAGGGCAGCTTCCGCTACCTACAGGTCCTTGAGTACTTCCATATTGAGTGCCACAAGTTAATGTAGGGCAGCTGCTTCCAGAGCCGCCACTACCCCCGCAACCAGAAACGTTTACAGCAATACAATTACCATAGCTCGTAAGGGTAGCTGCAGGACAACCATCAGTAGTATAGACCCCATCACAGAGTCTTCTATAACCGGTGTAGTTTCCTACGTAGGAATCTTCCCCGTTACATGTAGGTTGTGTAAACGTATAGGTTTCACAAGATCCACATTGAACAGTACAAGTACGAGCAGTAGCAAAACTACCAGTTTCAGTATAACTATTGTTACAGTTATCAGTTCTAGTCCTAGTAGTAGCTGTACCGGATTCAGTGTTGTTAACGCAGTTACCGCTCCAAGTAATACCGCTGTATGACCATGCTGAGTACGAAGTGATAGTACATCCTCCTGGCCCTGGTGGCGGAGGAGGAGGTGGCGGTGGAGGTGGAGGCGGTGGTGGCGGAGGTGGTGGTGGAGCTACATATCCGCATACCACCGAGTTAGATTCTACTAATTTGTCTAATATAAATTCATTATTAGTAACTCCTGCAGAACTATATCGAAGGTACCCAAGACGTTGACGTCTATTTACTCCGCTGCAATACAACTCATTGAGAAATGTACCGACTTGATAAAAAGATGAAGTCGCTTCGGTAGTTGCGGGAGACGTTATGTAAATATTGTCTGCAGTGCTACCCTGTTGATCAGAACTTAAAGTTTTAATTAACCCAATATAAGTACCTTGAACAGGAGATGGGGGAGTGACTATTAGCGGCACTGATAATTGAGTAGTTGCTAAAAGATCAGAATAAGCGATTATCCTTAACGTTCCGTCTAAAGATTTTACAGAAATGCTATTTATAGACGTGTAGGCAGAACTACTATAATTTATTACCGCGGTATATACCGTTGATCTTGTTCCCGACACATTTCTAATAACATCAATAGATGATAGGTATACGCCATCAGACAACGAGTATCTAGGTACTGCTGCCCACCAATTATTAGAGTCTGTTACCCAAAAAGCTAACCCGACACCGCCGCTAGTACTTACCCTAGCGTCAAAACTAGAGCTATATAAATCTGCTACGGTTAATGCATTGCTGCTGGGGCTTTCATCACATGATGCTTGTTGAGACCCATTTACTTTCCAAACACCACCACCAAAAGACAACCATGTTTGTCCACTTTCAGCCGTTCCCAAAGATGATACGGAAGACGCTCTGCTAAAGGTGTCCTCTATTCTAGAAGCAAACCATTGACGCCATTGACCATTAACTTTAACGTAGGCAGCAGTAACGGTTTTCCATTGACCGCTTATTTTAACTGAAAGACGAGACGCCGTCCTCCAAGTACCGCCAACCTTCGCTTGACCTGGCATTAGATATACTGCACCCAGAGATCTCCGTCGTTACCTTGCCCAGATGATGGGGCGTTAGTAGAGACGAATGTATTTCTAACAGCAGCTTGTCCAGGATTAGCTGTAGTAACTGTTCCGTTATTTACAGCAACTGCGCCAATTGATGCCGGAGTAATTCCTAAGCTAGCTGGGTTTAGTTGTGGACTACCAAATTGTTCCCACTGTCCGGTATTTGCGTTATATCTTCTAATTGCCATTAATTTACTCCATAGACTAATGCGGTACCACTTAAAGTTCCGCTAGAGGCTGTTAAGGTTAAAGTAGTAAGTGCAGCAGTATTTTTAAATGCTGATGTAGAATCTACTACGGTAACTACATCAGAAGCGTTTGTGTACACCCCCGTCAAAGATGCCCAACGAAATAAATCTGTAGTTACCACGTCTGGGATTTCTAATTCAAAATGGTTTGTAGTGATGCCGGTTTTTACGTTTGCTAAAGAGAATAAAGACGAGGCTGTAGGGGCATAGTCTGTGGTATTTCCATTTAGAGTAAAGGTTATATTTCCGTTAGAAGATACTGCCAAGTTTCTAAAAACTACATACACATCTTTATATGCAGTAAAAGATATTGAAACGTTTGCAGAAGAACCTAATAGGGATACTCCGGAAATAAAGTTTTTTCCAGCATTATTAAAAGCATCAGCATCTAACCAGATGTCGCCTTCAACAATTCCCGAGGGAGTGTTTGGTCCTATAAATACTCTACGACCCGGCTTATCGTCAGTAAATACGATTCCTGTCTGGGGTTGACCATTATTCTGAATAGCCATGGTTACGCTACCTCAGAACCGAATGCCTGGAATGTTAAGTTAGCTGTAGAAGCTACTACAGTAATGGTATCTGAAGCAGATAGTGTAACTCCCAGAGTAAACGTGGTTGTAGTGTTAGCTGGTACAGAGGTGTCATAAGCAAGATACTGCTTATTATCTAAGGCAGCGTTATCCTCACGAATAGCGATGCGGTAGGTTGCAGCAGACGTACCTCGGTTGCAGATTACGATGGTGGATACGACAGCCGCACTACCTGCGGTTGAAGGTACTGCGTATAGCTGACTACCTCCAGATACGTTAGCTGCCGGGGCTACTTGCCCTAGGATCTTGTATGTTGTTGCCAAGGGATTGCTCCTTCGAATAAAACGCTAGATTAGCTGTAAGGCGTTGGTCATTTGGGTTCAATTCTACGGCCTTAGCTCCATATTTAACGGCTTTATCAAAATCTCCTAGGTTGTAATAGGAGATGGCTGCATAGTCCCAGGGGGCCGATCCCCAGGCAAATTCTTCACATAGATAGTCCAAAGGCTTAGCCTCAATATCTATGGCCTTAGTTGCTGCTTGATAGCAGGCCGTCCACATACTTCTCTCATAGTAATACTGCGCTAGCTCTACTAACGCTTCCCGTCTTCCGGGATCTTCATTATGGGCTTTAAGCAACCACTGCTCTCGCTCATCAGAGTTTTCTGACATTTTTGCAATATAGCGCATAGATGCCGCACGTTCTGGTCTCCACACTGCTTTTGGAAGACTTAGGTGCCTTTTAAACTCAGCGATAGCCTCTTCAAATTGTCCATAGAAAAATAACTCTCTAGCATAATAAAAAGCATTTCTATCGTCATATGGGTCTTCTTTTACTGATTGAGCTAATAGTGGAAAATATTGTGATCTGGGTTTTTCATTATCCGGATAGTGCTGAATTTCTAATCCTATCCAAGTCTGTACTTCGTCTATGCGGTCTGCAGTCAACACTTCGTGTACAGGATGTTTCCAACGATATCCATGTCTAGCGTGAATTTTATCTCCACCGTATTCTAATCCTGGCGACCCATCCGGATTCCAACTCCAAGTATATTTATATCTAGGGCGGGTTGTTTCTTTTGAAATGTTGTCCAAGTATTTACGCCAACCGGACACCAACACTTCATCCATGTCTAAGGCTATGCAGAAATCTATATCGTCTGGAATTAATGAAAGCGAAGCGTTTCTAGCATCATCAAATCTCCAAGGTTTTATGGAGATAGGAATTACGCTTATGCCAAGAGACCGACCAAGATCAACGGTGCCATCGCTAGAGCCAGTATCAGCAATAAGGAGATAATCTGCTTCTTTTGCGGATTCATACCACCTCTTTACAAAGTGCTCTTCGTTTAAAGCTATTGTATATACGGCTATTTTCATACGCCCTCGCAGTCATATTATTCTTCTGGAAAAACCAAATCGTATCCGATAACCTTATCGTTATCATCTCTGACTTCAAATTTTTCAGCCCCTGTTTCTGGGTCAATGCCTAAGCTTACTCTAGTTGTCATGATAGTCGTCCCCACGGTGCTACGGTTGTAGCGCTAAGTGAATTGGATGTAAGTGGTAAATCTGATTGAAGAGGCACGGTTCCAGAAATTCTTGGGGATAAGGAGCTAATAATTCCGGGCACAGAGTTATAGGCAGTGTAGACGGTGGGGGAAGTAGACCCAACCCAAATAATACCTAAAGCGTATCTTTGTCCAGCCTGCAATGTGTAGTTTGCGGGATACCCACCAACGATGTCAAAAGACCGGTTATACAAAGTATTTGTAGTTCCAAACAATGTTACGTCAGACGCAGTTCTGGCTACCAAAGTAGCTGTAGTACCATCAAACGTATAAAGCCCCAAACGAGCAAGAGTAGTTCCGGAAGCGCCGGTATTAGCAGACACTACAGTTAATGATGAAATTGTTATGTTTGACAGCGGTGTGAAAAACGATAGGTATGTGGTGCCGTTTGTTAGGGCAGCGCTTGAGTTTCCTATTCTAGGGTATACGTCTACAGCAGACGCAGACTGGTTTAGGTTGGAAACGGCATAAGAAGCGGGAACAACGCTAAGCCATTCTAACCCTGTTGCAGTTGAGGAGTTAGTCGTAAGAGCATACCCATTTGTTCCAGCAGATAAAATACCCACTGTTCCAGCTGCAGTTCCAGCAAGAAGATCTCCCTTTGCCGTGTACTGGTGCGTACCTAACAGTGTAGTTGTACTAGTTGGTAGGGTAAGGGTTCCGGTATTGCTGATAGTGCTAATTGTTGGCGAAGTAAGCGTAAGACCAGCAACAGTACTTGCTGTTCCTCCAAGAGAAACAAGAGTAGACCCAATAGTAAGGCTGCTATTTTCAAGCTTAACATTAGTTACATTTGCATCCACAATTTTTGCAGTTGTGACTGTTCCGTCTGTAGGAGTACGAGTATCTATAAACCTAGGGTCAGAATCTTTAGCTAGTTTAACCCAAGAACCAGCATGGGCATAATATGAATACCCAGTGCCGTGAACATGTGCAAACATGCCGTGTTTAAGGGTTGCGCTTGGTAGATCTTCTTCGGTGTTGTAAACTTCCCAAGTAATATTTTCTGTTTCAATTAAGCTTTGGTCAAGACCTAATACTGCAGCTATTGCTGTTCCAGTATTTGTAATAGGACCAGTTACTGAAATTACCCCTGAAGGTCCAGTAGGCCCTAGATCTCCTTGAGGTCCAGTAACACCTTGAATTCCTTGTGGACCAGTTGGGCCAGTTGCTCCTACAATCTGTCCTGCGCTATACCACTGTGAGCCGTCCCAGACGTATATATCTCCGTTCTCATCAACTATATAAGCGTCATTTAGTACGTTACCTGTAGATGGTAGTGCGGCAACAGTTGCAACACTTCCTTTAAGAGTTATAGGAACGCCCTGAGCTCCTTGCGGTCCAGTAGGACCTGTTGGTCCCGTAACTTGTGAATCAGCGCCAGTAGGGCCGGTAACACCTTGTGCTCCTGTTGGACCAGTTGGGCCTGTAGGACCAGTAACTTGTGAGGCTGCACCTGTTGGTCCAGTTATACCCTGCGCACCAGTAGGTCCTGTAGGTCCTGTAGGACCAAGTGCACCTTGTGGTCCAGTTGCACCAATAGGAATACCAAAATTTAAAACTGCAGCGGTAGAAGTTCCACTGTTTGCTACTGTTGCATTTGATCCAGGATTAAGAGTAGTTGTTGTACCAACAGAAACTGTTGGTGTTGATCCCGTAGGTCCTGTAACACCTGAAGAATATGCAAGAGAGTTCCAAGGAGTTAAACCATTACCAACTTTAAAGCGACCGGTATCAGTTTCCCAACCAGCTTCACCTTGTGAAAGAATTGGGTTATTGAGGTTCCACTCGGAGGCAGTGCCTCGTCTAAACTGAATCTTTACTGCCATTTAAACTCCTAGTACATTTCCGCCGTTAAGAGTAATACCGCCGCCATAAACGCTATTTGGTGCTCCACCATCTACGTTGTCATTTTCTGGACCTGTAGGTCCTGTAGCTCCCGTAGGTCCAGGCTGAGTTGATACAGGCCCTGTCGGTCCTGTAGGTCCTGTTACTCCAGGTCCTGTCGGTCCTGTAGGACCAGTTATACCAGGTCCTGTTGGTCCTGTCGGCCCGACTGGTCCTGTAGGTCCTAAATCTCCTTGAACACCTTCTGAAATAAGAAGGCGCCAAACAGAGCCGTTCCAATACCAGGTCGTCTCACCAACAGTGAACTGTTGATCAAGAACGGGGGAGTCTGGAAAATCTATGGCCATAGTAAGACAGTATAGGGTTATTTAGACAGTTTTTTTAGCCTAAATGTAAACCCACCAGTCCTCAAAGACTCTTTTTGGGTTGTTATTTATACACACGTTCTCTTTATAGAGAGAGTATCCAGCACTTAAAAATAATGCGTGAGACTCTTTTTTAACCGCATCATTTGCTTTCATAACGTATAGATCGTGCTCAAAAGTAACTGCCTTAAATATGTAGTCGGTAGCTAACAGCATTTTTAAGGCCTGTAAGGTTTGAGGAGCCGGCTCTATATCCAAAGATAGGTAATCTATTTCCTTAGGAAACCCTTTACTATCTAATAACTCTTGATAGTTAAGCGTAAGGGCGTCCGCCTTTATGCACTCATTAGATCGATTAGAGTTAAATTCATACACTCGTTTTTCATACTTCTCTATGGATAGGCCTTTCCAGCCGTAATCTTTTTCTAAAAGAAACGTATTAGACATAGTCCTAGAATGTCCAGCACCCACCTCTAAATAGGTACCGTTTTCTTTAAAGTCAGAAATGGTTAAGGCAAATAGGTCTTGTCCTGCCTCACTATAAAATCTACTCAACTTCTTGAAACCCTTTTTCTACAAAATTACGAACTAATTGTTTGCCTAAATGCGTTTTATACGGAGACCACATATGTTCCCAAATAGATGGGTCTACTGGTACCACTATAGGTATCTCTGCTTTATCAAGAGCCTCACAAAAGTTTATATCTTGTGATTTTGGACCATATTCACCAGAAGTTGCATACCAATACATGGTGGTTTGATTTAAAGTTTTATCATTATCTTGAAAATTAACGGTCAATACAAAGTCTTTTATACGAGTAAATACTTCTTTTTCAATTTTAGCAAAATCAAAATCTATAAACTTAGCGGTTATTTCTGAATCTACATTAATTGGGTTTAAAACTACGTTATATTCATCGTTTGGCGAATAAAAATTTTTAGTAGGTACGGCTTCTACAAGAGAGTCATTTTTAATCATAGATATTAGATGATCCGCAACCCATTGAATATGGGGCTCTATAAGAACTAATGTATCAAATTTATTCTCAAATAGATACTCTACCGCTTCATTTCTATACACTTCGGCATTTGGTGACCAAAAAAATTCAAACTCTATGGAGTTTTCTATACCCTTAGCATAAGTTTCCGCTAAAGCTTTTGCATAAAAAATAGAGGAAAATGGTGTGGGAGAACTTGTAGCAATCAGTACTTTCTTCATTTAGCGCTCCAAATAAAATAGGCGGGTCATATAGACCCGCCTATCCTATCAGTACTTTTTAAGACTCCAGCTGATCTGAAGGCACCTCTGCAGTTGCTTCTTCAAGAAGCTTAGCCTGATCCGCTTCAAAAGCAGCTTTTTTAGCTGCCTCTTCTTCAGCGCGGGCTACTAGTTCGGCCTCATCAGCTGCTACCCAAGCTTCTGCCCAGGCTTGAGCATCTGCGTTAGATTCAAAGGGTGTGAACCCTTCTTCTCTTGGATCAAAGGTTTGAGTTAAATAAACTCCACCTTCTTCTGTTTTAATAGTTACAACTTTATTTGTAACGTCAATAGTTTTAGCCATTTATTACACTTCCTTCGCTCTCACTAAAAAGTATGCGGTATTTCTCCAAGTACGTACACCATCTGCTTCAGAACCACCGGCAATAATTTCTACTCCACCAAGGCAAGCCTTGTTGTAGGAGAAGTTAGACCAGTTGTTTCCTATTGTTCCAGACGATGCTCCTACATATGAGGGTGTAGAACGAGAGTTCATAGGAATGTGAGATGAGATAATTTTTGGTTCTGACGCAAGATTATCCATATCAAATACGTAATATCCCGTTCCATCTGGTTTTTCACAGATTGCATACCGACCGTCATACCATACGTGAGGAGCACGAAGCATGGTGGTGTCACCGGTCCAGTATGGGCTAGACGTCGTGTGTAGACGGCGCCATCCAGTTTGAGTAGCAGTAAATGGTGAAACACCTTGTTCACGGCTATACTGAACTAGAGTACGTCCATCCCAGAAAATAGTTCCTTCTGGAATACTGATGGCGTTTAAGCGACCAGATCCAAACTTTACTACCTGTACATAACGGTTATCGATAGCATCATGCCCTAGCGTATATCCTTGTGGGACTTGACCAGCACCTTGGTATGAGGAACTATACCAAGTATAGTTTGTCCAGCGATAGTTACGACCGTATTGACGGTTAAACTGATTCCAGATGTTATATACCTCGTACTGGTTAGCATCGTATGGACGCATGAAGTGTACGCCTGGTTTGTAAGCTCTGCCAGCTGCATAAATAGCTAGTTCACCTGGATCCTGCAAACCAGAAGTTTGTCCGGCACGATCCCACATAGTTGGGTCGTGTGAATCACCGCCCTGATCACCGGTAAATCCTTGATCCTGGTACCAGAATCTTCCAGTATCTTCTTCAAGAATTCCCGATACTGCACGCCATGGGTTACGGTTGTAGGTAGCAAAGTTATAGTTACCATCATTCCATAGAACTCCAAGACGAGATGGCATAAGACCAGTTACGTAGTAGCGTCGCATCTGAGGGTCATAAATAGCTTGATTAATGGTGATTTCTTGGAACACTGGATAAACTTCACCAGCAGTAGTAATCATCTCACCACCCCAAGTCTCAAATGAATGTCTTGTACGAGTTGATGTGCTTACGGTATCTCCCGTGCTGTTTCCACCAATTACTTCAGAATCGACGTTCCAGTCGCTATAGCCTGCGTAAGTTACCGGAGCAGCAAATGGGTTTCTGTGATAGCCGAAAGCAAAAACTGTATTTAAACCTACAGCCATTTCGCCACGTGGACGATAGTTACCAATGTACTCAACTTTTTTAGGCTTTTGAGTATCAACATAATCGTGGTTATAACGAGTTAACGCAGAACCACCATAGTTATTGCGGAAGCGCCAGAAACGACCATTCCAAGAGGAGTCCGCTGGCTGCCAAATAAAGGTTGAGCCATAAGTATCGTTTCCTGGACGCATTGCTAGTGGGTAGAAGTCACCCATATCTTCTGATTTATCAAGCCAACGATCAAGAGATTGAGTAGCTGTGTCATAGATATAGAGACGACGACCCCAATAACGATCTGTGTTGGATGGGGCGGTAGCGTTAGTTGTATAGGTACGACGACCAATAACACCAAACGCTGTGTTGCTATAGCGGAAAATTTGACCGCCACGGAACCAAGTAGATGCCTCGTTTGTACGAGATGGGGGCGTTACTTTTGCCCACACGTTGTTAGTTGGATCATAAATCTGATAGTCAGTTGTACCGCCATCAGTGTTACCAATACCCTGAGTTGGGCTAGCAAGGAAGTAATTGTTTACATAAGAACCTTCGTGCCAAGTATCGGTAGCTGTTTGGATTGTGTCTCGTACACCGTTGGAAAGGTTATACCTAACAAAGCCGTTACCTGAACGCTCCTGCTGCCAGTTGTACCAATAACGAACACCAGAAATGGTGTGAGTAAAGGACATCTGTGGACCATCAACATATGAGTTGTAACCTGTAGCGCCTAGGTTCCATGCGCCAATAAAAGTCCAAGTATCTGTGGCTTTTGTGTATGTGTAAAGATAGGTATCAACAGAGGTATAAACAACTGAGTTGATTGTCTGTGTACGGTTGTCGTTGCATCGGAACCAAACAATAATATCTGCTCCTGTGTCCCACATTACTGCACGACGAAGACGTTGCTCAACAAATGTAGTTGCATTTTCAGTAGACTGTGGGGGAAGTGGAATATCTGCAAGACGAGTCCAAGTATTAGTTGTGTTATTAAGCGCCTTGTAGAAGAAGTTTCCAGCAATACCTGAGAAGGTTGTTGAAGAGGTTCCAATACCTTGACCTGCAGATGGGGTGTTACGGAAGCGATATACACCAGTTCCTGTAGAATCATATGTCCAGCACACCCATGCAGCAGTATTTGCAGTTCCATCAAGACGAGCTGTCATTGGGTTACGGGAGGTATTCATACCATAACCTTCGTAAGCAAACCAGTCAGTTGACTTTTCGGTATGTGCGTATACTTCGCCAAGACCGTCAATAGAAGATCCCGTACGGGCTGGAATAGATGAGCTGTACTTAATAATTAAAAGAGTAGAACCAGTACCTGCGGTGTTTCCACCAGAAGTTGCAGTTAGAATACGGATACGAGCAATAGTTCCATTGTGTGTAAACGCTTTTCCTTTTACAAGAGAAATTGTTTCAATAGGAGTAGTTAAGTTTCCTACCGCATAAATGGCAACTGTAATTGGCTCTTCTTGAGCACGAAATT